ACATAGATATCTCGTTCCCAAGGTAACATGCTTTCAAGTTCAGTTAGACTATACTTATGGTGTTGCATCAATGAAAAGTTAGTCTTATAATAGTTTTTTAAGTCATCATAACGAAGTGTTAACCGAAAAAATTTTCGAGGCCCTCCACATCAAACGAATGGTCGAAACCACATTTTGAACACTTCATATTGACTCTATGATTCAACTTTGGCATATTATTGAAGAAGTGTTCAATCTTTTCAAATTGTTCTTGGTTCAAATGTTCAATAAAATCCAACATTTCTTCTGTTGGTGTTTCATTTGCATAGTAGAATTGTTCACCATCAAAAATATACTCAACAGATTTTGCAATCATGTTGAATGTCACATCGGCAATATTATCAAACTGTATGGTATCTTTCACCAATCCAAATTCTGGATATTTCATTTTGATAATCAGTTTGTCTGTCAATTTAATCTCGGAACTAACACCCTCAACAAACTGTGGTTTAATCTCCATCAAATTAACCTTTGACTCCATACTATTTCCACAAGGTTTACCGTCAACATCGTTGTTGCAACGGTATTTTGATTCTGCAATTTCACCGACAGACTTTGCTCTCAAGTTAATGAAGTAATATTCCACATCCAAAATTGGTGTGGTGTCAACATCAAAACCATCAGATAAGGTACACACCTTCAGAATCTCACGGACATTATGTTGAATGGTTGGTGCATCACCAGATTCCATTGCCATCAGCAATGCTTTTTGTTCTTTGACCAAAAATGGTCTATACTTTATTTTTTTCTTTGATAAAGGCAATTCAAGTTCATAAGTTGGCACTTCAAGTTTTGGTAAAGCCATAATAACTCCTCAAGGTTAAAATATATTAAAGAATGAATTTTGATTCCAAGAATTGTTAATCCATTCTGTATATGCAAATGTTACAGTCAAACGGTGATATCCTTCTGAACTCCAATCTAATTCTAATTGGTTTACAGATATTGGATAAGCCTCATGCAATTCAACTGCATAAGACACTTTGTTTGTATTGTCATATTGGTTGATAAAGATTGATGTGCAATAGTCAGACCTAAAATTAAAATCGTTTGTGGTCTTTGGGTTGACAAGTTCCATCCAACCATCAAAGAAATACTTGGTGGCCATGGTATCATCAACAATAAATGTCAAATCAATATCATTGTAGGTTGTCAAATATGGCAACTTTTCAACAGGACCATAGGTCTTTCTTTCGGTTGTTGCAAGTGAACGACCTGGCAACTCTGCATTTTCACAACGATACATCAATTCTCTGGATGATGCAAGTGTAGATGCAACCAAAGTTAAAGGTGCGATGATACGAACATCGAACCTGCTTGATTTTGCTGGGTCTTTTGTGAAACTTGATTTGAAATCGGCAATACTTCCGGCCATTTAAGATTTCCTTATTTCGTTGACTGATTCTTGCCAGACTACGCTGGCGTGTTCTTTTTTGAATTGGTGAACAGGCAAATACATTGCAATGTCCCATTCCTGTGGTTCTACCGCAAGAATTCTAGATTTTACGTGTTTATACAGATACTTTTTGATACAAGGTCTAAACTCTTTGTATCTTGAAGATGCAGCCAAGATTGAATATGTGATTCTAATTCTCTTAATCTCATCTTCGTCATTGTAAATTGCAAGAGGTAACAACTTCTTTGCAAAATTAATTCTGTGTCTAACTGGTAGATAATGTAGGTTTAGACCTAAGAAACCATCAGATTCTCGTTTGAGTGGCATAACCAGCGGGAATCTGTCATAATACGGCAAATCTGCCTTAGTCTTAGGATCATACACAAAATAATATAAACCACCCATAAGAAACTTTTGTCTATCACTAGATTTAACAAAACGTGTCTTTTCTTTAGTGATTGGTAATGCCAATCTGGACGGGTTTCTTAGGTCCGCAATTCGTTTCATCAACCAAGCCAAAGATTCTCGACTCATCGTTTGATGTTCAAGGTCAACCTTTTCTTGGTGTAATGTAGTAAGTATGGATGGATTTGTAGTCATCTCATATTTAGGTTATAGACCGAGATGATCCTCTGTGATAATTTTGAACTCCCAACCACGGTCAAGGCAGTATTCTGTTGCAGCCTTCCATTTAGCCTGGTTGACACCCCAAGTTGTAACTTCTTGTATGTATTGTTTGGTGATTCGTTTCTTCTTTTCTGGTTCTTTAGTCTGTTTCTTTGGTTTGACCTCAATCATCATGGTTTTGGTCATACCATTGGCAGTCTTAACTTTGACCAGAAAATCTGGGAAGTAACGGTGTTTTTTACCATCAACTGGTGAAATGTATGGAACAATCAATTCCTCTGATGCCCAAGATACCACATTTGGGTTTTTGTCGAGCCAATTCATCACTCGACACTCCCATGACGAACGATATATGATATTTGTGTGGTCTCCTGCATATTTGGCAGGATTTGAAGGTTTAAATGTTCCAGAATATGCCATAAATACTATGTATAATCTTTTTCAAAACAAAAATGGCAGAATACAGACAAGACGCATCCGGAAATTATTACCGAGTTGAAGATCCAGTTGCAAGAACGATGCAGCCAGAAAAGCCTCTGAGTCCAGTTCAAAGTTATGGACCTATAACGCAAGGCACAACATATTCTTCAAACAGAATTCCTTTCGGTGGTGGTATTACAGTTGAAACCAATAATGATGCGGTCACAGGACCAATGGCATCACTTTACAAGAACAAATACACATATACAAATTTGGTGTATCCTTTAGACGTTGGTTCACCCGGCAAAGGACATACCGTACAATTTGACATTAGTGACATTAAACCTGTCGAATTAAAAGATGTTGAGAACAAAGTCAATGAAACAGTAAATGAAATTAAAGGTGCTTTTGGAACAGTAGCATTAGCACAAAGCACCGCATCAACAGCAGCAGGTAAAGTAATTGATGCAGTTTCACAAGGCGCAGAATACTTGAAAAACAGTTCAACAGGAAAAATTGTAAACGATTTCATTCAAGCTGCCGCAAATGCACCAAGATTGAATTATGGACCACAAGTAACAAATACTGTGTCGACCATTCGTTTGAGTATGCCAGACACATTAAACTTCTCTTATGGTATTCAATATGACAAGTTAAGTGTTGCTGATGCAGCAGGTTCTGTACCTTTGGTTGGCCAAATTGCAAGAGCCATCACTTCTGGTATCAAAGACAACGCAGCAGGACGATTGGCATTAAATAAATTGGGTTACGTTTTCAACCCACAAGAACAGCAGATTTTTGAAGGTATTGACTTCCGTGAATATGATATGACATTCATTTTCACACCAATTTCTGAAAGAGAAGCAAATACAGTAAAAGAAATCATCAAAACATTTAGAAAGTATGCTGCACCAACAATTAACAACAAATTGTCTGGTTTCTTCTTTACACCACCTTCAGTTTTTGACGTATCTTTCTTTTTCAATGGTCAACCAAACCACAATCTAAACCCAATTAGAAGAAGTGTAATAACAAATATTAACGTAGATTATGCACCAAACGGTTGGGCAGCACTTAGAAACGGTGCACCTGTACAAACAACATTGACAATTTCCTTCAGAGAAACAGAACTTGTCGATAGAACATCAATAGAATCCGAAAAATGAAATATTTTGCCAGCACTCCAAAAATAGCAGTAACGGATAAATTTGGTAATTCTGTTGTATACAGAAATATCATGGCCAGATTGAGTATCATACCATCGGTATTGAAAAATCCTTTATTGTATTATGAATATGATGTGCAAGATGGTGATACACCTGAGGTTGTTGCACACAAATACTACGGTGATGTTAACCGTTATTGGATTGTATTGTTCAGTAATCAAATGATGGATCCACAATGGGATTGGCCATTAGAGTATAGAAATTTGGTATCCTACATTGAGGACAAGTATCAAGACCCTACTGCTATACATTCATACCAAAAAATAATAACGTTGACTAACCTAAAAGATAATACCACAACTGTCAACAAATACACAATAAGTCAAGCAGAATTTGATGATATTGTAGAAGAAACAAAAACACTAGACATGGTTAGTGGTGTTGTTGTGTATACATTAGAGAAAAAATCATTAACAAATTATGAATATGAGGTGGAATTAAATGATGCGAAAAGAAGTATCAAATTATTAAATAGAGATTATGCCTCACAATTAGAACAAGAGTTTCAGGCTTTGATGAGTTAATATGGATGATTTTTCAGACACAACACCGGGTAGTTACACTACACAAGATGCCGGTATAGATAAAATTGCATTGACCACCGCTGGTGGTGATGTAATTGATTTGAAAAGATTGGTTATCGAATTGTCCTATTTTGAGGACATTTACAGTTTCTCGGCCTCCGGTTACGTTATGTTGAGAGATTCTTTGGGTCTTATCGAAAAGATGCAGATTACTGGCAAAGAATTGATTGACATTTCTTTTGGTAGGATGCGTGACGGTCAAAAGAACGTCAAAAAGACATTCAGAGTCTATAAAATTGGTGATAGGAAGCCAACAGGAAATTTAAGTAGTGAAACTTATAAACTATATTTCTGTTCGGAAGAATTAATATTGTCAGAACAAATAAAGGTATCCAAGTCATATACAGGATGGAAGATATCTGATATGGTGACAGACATATTGTTTCACAAACTTAAAACACCAAACAGTAAACTGTACCAAATAGAATCAACAACAGGTCTGTATGACTTTGTTGTACCGTTACTGAAGCCATTTGAAGCAATCAGTTGGTTGTCTTTGTATGCACGACCATCTTCTACGGATTTGGTTGGTGCTGATATGTTGTTGTTTGAAAACAAGAACGGATTTAATTTTAGATCCATTTCAACGATGATGGCACAAAATCCATACACAACATATGTGTATCAACAAAACAACTTGGATAATGACTTACAGAGTTTTGATAGTAAAACAAGGTCTGTGTTAAAATTTGAAATTGTAAAAACTTTCGATTCATTGAAAGAAACATCATCTGGTGCATATGCAAACAGAACAATTACAATTGATCCATTGACAAGGTCTTATAAGGTTACAGATTTTGATTATGACCAATACACAAAACAAATTAAACCAATGAATGGTTCTGGTGTATTGCCAAATTCCACCAACAGATTGGGTTTGAAACCAAATCAGGCATACGAAGGTTCGTTGAAGGTTCTTTGGGGTAATTCTGAAGAAACAACCGTTCCATACATAAAAGACCGTGCAGGTTCGGTAGCAAAAGACATATTTGCAGAAACCTACGTTCGTTATAGAACCGCACAGATGGCACTAGCAAATCACACGGTCGTTAAACTGGTTATTCCTGGTGATCCTGGACTGGTGGCCGGCAGCACAATCAAGTTCGATATGTTTTCTTTGACTGGTGGTACCGAAAAAGATTTAGATAAGTTTTATTCTGGTAAATATTTGGTTACGGCAGTTAGACACGTATTGCAATCACAAGGTGTATACCAAACGATTGTTGAAATCGCAAAAGAAAGTTCTATGGCTACGTACCAATCAGTATCTACAATTAAGTGAGAAATAAATGGGAAATTACGTAACAAAATCCACTAACATATGGACTGGTGTTGTTGAAGATACAAAAGATCCACTAAACCTTGGTCGTTGTAAGGTACGTGTGTTTGGTGTACACTCAGACAATTTACAAGAAGTTCCTACTGCAACATTGCCTTGGGCGACACCAGTAACACCACCAAATTCTAGTAAATCATTTTCAACTTTGCTTGAGGGTGATTATGTTATTGGTTATTTCCAAGATGGTGAAGGTTCTCAAGTTCCAGTAATTTTGGGTTCAACTCCTGCTGTATTCTCAAAAGCATACAACACAGCAAAAGGGTTTTCACCACAAAGTAAAGACCCAATCAAAACAGATTTGCCGGCAGGCCAGGCGCATGGACCAGTCACAACACCACCTTCCGCAAGAGGTGATATTGCAAATACTGCCATCTATTACACAAACAAAACATTAGACCATGCTTGTGATTTTAGATACCAAATTAACTTGGATGTAGGATTAGGTACATTTATCAATCCAGTTACTGCCATACAACAAGCAATCAAAGCAGGTAAAAATAAAGCTGCCATGCAAATGAGATTGTTGGTTGGTGTAATGGCAGATAAGTTGAGAAAAGCAGTCAACGCACTTATTGCTATTATGGGATTGGATAAAACTGGTGTTTTGTCTATGAGTTATTCTGTGGCAAAAGATATTTTCAGAAAAATCAATGAAATGACTATGAAAGTTGCTGAAGTTGTTGAATTGGCAACATATTATATTTCATTAGTGAAAGAAATACAACAAATTATTGATTATCTAAAGAGTTTGCCTGCAAGAATCTTGGCAATGGTACAAGATTGTATCTTTGGTTTTGTCAATTCGGTCAAAAACTTTGTCAGTCAAGTCAAATCTATTCCAGGTGCAGTTCAAAACTCGGTTGAGAATGTTTTTACGCAATTAACATCTTCTGCAAACGAAACATTAAATCTTGTGAATGCTTCCGCAGCTGCACATCCTGTGCCAGCGTCTTTGTCTACAATAATTACAAATCCAGGTGAAGCCTCTGCAAATTTAGCAAATACATACTTGAGTACCTTTGCAAATACTGAAACCACACTATCAAATAGTACAGCAAATTCATATAATAAAAACAAAACACAATCGCCATGAGTGAAAAACCAAGTTTCTACAAAGGGTTCTTTGAACCGGAATCCGCTGCAAATACAGATTACCAACCAGAATATCGTTACAATAATGTAACTGCCACACCACGTGGTCATATGTTTGAGTTGGATGATACACCAACACGTGAACGTATCAGACTTTCACACCGTTCAGGCACCTTTATCGAAATGCACCCCAATGGTGACGAGGTACACAAGGTTTTCGGTGACGGTTACGAAATTACAATCAAAGACAAGAACGTTTTAATTAAAGGTACCTGTAATATTACTGTCGAAGGTGACTGTAATATGCACGTTATGGGTGATAAAATTGAAACGATTGACGGCAACTTTGAACAACACATCAAGGGCAACTACACACAAGTTGTTGAAAAGACAAGTAATATCACCACAGTAAACAATATGAGAATAACTGCTGGTGCTGGAATAGCAGGTTCATTGACAATATCAACAGGTGATTGTCTGATGTTGAACTGTGACTTATCCACCGAAGGTGAAGTTACTGCTAATAAGATTACATCACGTTCACGTATTGATGCCATGACTGGTATGAGTGCGGGTCCTGACGGTTTCGTTACACTAACTGGTGGTGTAGGAGTTGGTGTACCTGTTGCGGTACCAACAAAAATCATATGTTCCACAGATATTATCGCAGGAACAACAGTTGACGCAGGCGTTTCAGTAAACGCACCTTCTGGTAATTTTGGTGTTATGTCTGCCATTTTGATGACAGACGATTTCAATACCACAATATATGACACACATATACATCCATCACCCAAGGGTCCTACTGGACCACCAACAACAAAGATGGTTTAAGGAGTTATTATGGGCATTTTTGATAGACTAGGATATAACCCAACAGCGGTAGGAAACAACGTCATAGAATTCTCTGCAAACGTAGTGAATTATATGAATTCTATTCCTGCCCTATTGGAACCATGGCAAATGGATGATATTGCCAATAGTGCAGTATCTGGTTATTTTAAGAATCCTGTTGCAAACGTAACAAATAACATATGGAACACAAGTAACTCCATCATTGCAATCACAGGTCTCAGTTCTTCTAATATCAATCAAATCTATGTGGCAGCTTCAAACCTGTCAGTAAACGCAGCAAATTCGTTCTTTGCACACACCAATAGAATCTCTGGAGTTTCACCAATTACAGGGAATACTGCTGAATTGCCACATTATAGTACAGCCATAGGTTCTGGTAAGGTTCTTGCAACATTGGTGTTCCAGTCAGATGGTGTACAGAATAATGCACCAATAATTGGTAATTTCACAAGTTTGTTCATTGAAAATGACTTGGTTTCTTATTATACCAGAATACAAGGATATCCAACCACAATACAAAACAGTATGATTGCAACGGATGATGGTTTGGGTGGTTTTACATATTCCTCTAATTTGTCACAGGCCACAGCCAATGCCATGGTTGCAAACCTAACATCAATAATGTCACTAATGGATTCCAGAAGAAATGGTGATGTAAACTTCTATAACAACTCACAAAGCGTGATTGCAGATTATAAAGCAGTCAAACAGTTCAGTAACATGGGACAGACTCAGACCGAGTTGATTAATTTGGTCGGTTCTGACAAATTGAAGGAAAGACTAAATTCCTAAAATTTCGAATTTTTGCGTTCCGGCCCAAGAATTTTCTCCGACAGCTCCAAAGTTCCAAAAAGCGATTTTACTCCTGCGCTAACATAAATAAAAGATGGCAAACTTACAAAAGATTTACTCCGATATAGACTTCACGTTCACAAGAAACCCTGTGACGAATGATGTTGCCTTGAGTTATGATAGGCAAGCGGTGATTCGTTCCATTAGAAATCTATTACAGACAAAACACTATGATAGACTGTTTAATCCTGACTTGGGTTCAAATGTAGATGCAATTTTGTTTGAAAATATGTCAGATATGACTGCAATGACATTGCAAAGAGAAGTATCATCTTTGATAAAGGCATACGAACCAAGAGCCACACTCAAAGAAGTGACAGTTTCTCCATTATTTGACCAAAATGCGTATAGTGTTAGTGTAACATTCTACATTGAAAATGCCACACAGTCTACAACCGCAACAATTCTTTTAGAGAGAAACAGATAAAATGGCCGGTGCAAATTCTAATATTCAAATAACAGATTTGGATTTTGACACAATCAAAAACAATCTAAAAACATTCCTACGTTCACAGGACACTTTACAAGACTACGATTACGAAGGTTCTGCACTATCAACATTATTGGATGTTTTGGCATACAACACACAATATAATGCATACTACCTGAACATGGTGGCCAATGAAATGTTCTTGGACACGGCCATTATGAGAAATTCCGTTGTTTCTCAAGCGAAACTGATGAATTATATACCAAAATCTGTCATTTCTCCTTCTGCAAACGTGAACATCGTAGTTAATGGTGTAACAACACCAACATTGACATTGACACGTGGCACAAAACTAATGTCTGAAGCAATTGATGGTATCAATTACACATTTACAACAACAGACGAACAAACAACTGAAGTTAACTTGGCAACCAACGTTGCAGAATTTAACAATGTTGAAATTAAACAAGGTATAATCTCAAGTGCAAGTTTTGTTGTGAATAATGCAACAAACAAAAACTCTCTGTTCTCTATACCAGATTCTAATATTGATATTACAACTATGACTGTGACTGTTGCACAATCTAGTTCTAATACTGCATACGAAATCTACAAAGAATCCAAGTCTTTCTTATCACTAAACAGTTCATCAAAAGTATACTTCTTACAAGAAGGTTTGAACGGCAACTATGAGATTTATTTTGGTGATGGTATCTTGGGTAAAAAACTGACTGATGGAAATATTGTTACCATCACATACATCAGTTCAAGTGGTACAGCATCCGCTGGTGCAAACAGTTTCATTCTAATGGACACAGTTGGTGGATACTCCAACGTTTCCGTAAGTAGTGTTACTGCGGCATCTAAAGGTGCGGAGAGAGAAAGTATTGATTCTATCAAATTCCAAGCACCAAAAGCATACTCTGCACAAGGTCGTGCTGTGAGTAAAGACGATTACATAACAGCAATTCAACAGAATAATCTAGGTTATTCTTTTGATGCCGTTAACGTTTGGGGTGGAGAAGATAACGACCCACCATCATATGGTTCAGTATTCATTTCGTTGAAACCAACAGGCGCATATACATTTACACAAACACAGAAAGAAAAGTTGATTAATGATGTTATCAAACCAATCTCTGTGTTGACAGTAGTACCAAAAATTGTAGAACCTGATTACACATATCTACAATTGACAGCAAATGTCTTGTATGATCCTAAGAAAACAAATCTGACAGCATCACAACTACAATCAAACATCAAATCGGCTATTGCCAGTTATGCCAATACGGCACTAAACACATTCAACTCTACATTCTCTGTTAATGATTTCAATGATGTTGTTAAGTCCACAAACCAATCTATTGTGGCAAATGAAATTGAATTGAAAGTTCAAAAGAAATTCTATCCAAACCTGACAACACCAACAACATACAACCTATATTATGGTACAAAGTTGAAGAAAGGTATGTTTGAGAGTGGTATCAATTCAACTCCATCATTCCAACTTAGAAACCCATTGAACTTGGCACAGACCATTGATGGTGTATTCATCGAGGAAGTTCCTTCTTCTACTGGTGGTGTAGAATCTATTTCTATTTTGAATCCAGGTTTCAGTTATCAGGTTGCACCGACAGTAACAATCAATGGTGATGGTACTGGTGCAACAGCGATTGCAACATTGAATACTAACGGAACAATTAAATCGGTCAAAGTAACAAACTCAGGTTCAGGTTACACATCAGCCATTGCAGTCGTTACACCAGCAGTAAGTGATACGACAGGACAATCAGGTTCTTTGGTTGTGAACCTAGAAGGTCGTTATGGTACGTTGAGAACATATTACAATAACACAAAGAACGTTAAGACTGTGTTAAATAATAATATTGGTACGATTGATTATCAGGCAGGTATTGTTACACTAAACTCATTCAATCCATTGAATGTTAACAACGAACTTGGTCAATTTACCATTACTGCAAATCCAACCACAACAATCATATCATCATCTTTCAATAGAATTATTACAGTTGATCCGTTTGATGCAAATGCGATTGTTGTTAATGTTACTGCCAAAACATGATAGTAAATAACAATAAGACCTCTTTACTGGCAACACAACAGTTGCCAGAATTTGTCAGGGATAATCCAGACTACGCCAACTTTTCTTTGTTTCTCAAGGCTTACTATGAGTGGATGGAACAAACAGGTCAAGTTACAGAAGGTTCTAAGAACCTTTTGTCATATAAGGACGTGGATAGAACTGCAAATAATTTCTTGCAGTATTTCACCAACGATTTTCTACCAAACTTTCCAAAAGAATCTCTGATTGATGAAAGACAGGCAATAAAAGTCGCCAAACAGTTGTACAATTCTAAAGGTACACCTGCATCATATGAGTTCTTGTTTAAGATACTTTTTAACTCTGAGTTCAATTACTTCAATACAAAAGATGCCGTATTCAAGGCATCAGACGGTATTTGGTATGTTGCCAAGAGTTTGAAACTGAACACACAAGATGAACGTTTCTTACAGGTGGACAACTACCGAATTATTGGTGAAACAACAAAATCTATTGCAACAATCGAAAACACAGTTGTTTCTGGTAATAAGATTGACGTTTTCATTTCAAATATTGAACGTGTGTTTCAGTCAGGTGAATTTGTACGTGTCGTAGACAATAACAATCAAGATGTTATTATTGATGGTTCAAACCTTAGAGCAAAGGTTGTGGGTCAAGTCAGTCAACTCAAAATTGATGCAAAAGCCAGAGGTCTTTTATATAAGGTTGGTGATCCAGTAATCATATACAATGGTCTAAGTTCAAACACAGGCATCGAAGCAACTGCTGAAGTTTCTGCAACAACAAGAGGTTCTATTCAACGTATCAACGTTGTAAATGGTGGTTATGGTTACACATACACACCAAATACCGTAATTGATATTACAGGTGATGGACTTGGTGCTAAGGCAGTTGTAGGTTCTTTTGATCCAGACCTACGTAAGAGAGCAAACGTTACATTTGCACCAACAAGTTCTATAACATTGGCCAGATTCACAACGATTGGTAATACAAACTATTCTTTCTTACAGAATCACCCAACAGCAAATGCAAACACTTCTCTTGCAAATGCCTTTTCTTTTGCATCGTTCACAACTTACCCACTCTCATCAGTATTAGTTGAAAATGGTGGTGGTGGATTCTCTACTATACCAACAGTATCAGCAACATCGACCTATGAAAATGATACAGGTGCTTTCGATGACATTAGCAAATTGGGTATCTTGGCACCAATTCAGATTGAGAATCGTGGACATGGTTATGTTGCAAACGATAAGATTATCATTGAAGGTGGTTCTGGTGTTGGTGCCTATGCAAACGTCATTTCTGTGGCAGCAAACGGTGCCATTCTGAACGTTGCATATGTCTACGACCACACACAGAACATTCCAACCTATCCATTGGGTGGACTTGGTTATAGAACAACAAACTTACCATCACTAAGAGTTGTATCTGCCAACAATCAGGCGGCCAATGCGGTACTATCTGTGCCAAGTATTTTAGGAACTGGTGCATCATTCTCCGTTATTGTAGACCGTGCAGGTTCTGTAACATCAATCAAGTTGTTGACCGCAGGTGAAGATTATGTAACTACACCAAATGTGTCATTGAAGGTACAAGATATTGTTGTGTCTAACGTTTCTATTTTGGATTTACCACGCAAAGGTGATGTAATATACCAAGGCAGCAACGTTGAGGTTGCATCATATCGTTCAATGGTCAACTCAGTATCATTGTTGACACCTTACAATGATCCAACACAATCTCTGTATAACTTGCGTGTGTTCAACTACACATCCAATCCTGATCCAACTTTGAAGTTGAAGATTGACAGAAACATCAATCTAATTATGGCAAATACTGCCATAGATTCTTCTTACAATCAAAATGGTATCAAGAATTATGGTGATGGTTCAGCCAAGGCAACAGCATCTTTCTTAAATGGTTTGTCACTAAGTCAAGGTCAATACCTGAACGCACAAGGACAGCCAAGTTCTTTTAGTGTATTGCAAAGTGAAAAGTTCAACAACTACACTTACGAAATTACAGTTGAAAAAGAAATAGAGAAGTATAGAAATGTATTGAAGAACTTGATACACCCAAGTGGTATGAGAGTTATTGGTAGAATGGCCAATAAAATACCATCACAATTTGATTATCATGTGCAGAAAGCATTGTACGAATCGTATCCTTTATACCACTATGTTGGTGCAACAGGAACAACGGCAACAATCACAACAGATTTTACTAACAAGAGTAACAACATCATCAAGTTTAATAACCTACTTGGTGCCAACATCGCAAACATTATCTTTGCGAACTCAACTTACATTTCATTAGAGTCTGCACACGGTCCAAATGTATCAGCCAAAGTTATTGGTGTCAACCATAGTTCCAGTACAATAACTGTCGAAGGTAATGTATGGATGACATTTGCAAACGTTGCTACAGTAACGGCAAATTCTGGTTCAAATACCATAAATATTACAAGAGTTATTACAGACTCATATAATGTTGTTAATAATGGTGCATACAGTAACACCGCATATCCATTGATGGATATTCTATATCCTGGTGATACCGTATTAGTTGCAAACAACACAGCAAAAGTAATTGGTTCAGTTGACTATGCAAACGGTAAGATTTATTTGACAAGTAATTTGTCTAGTGCAGCAAACTCTTACTTGAATGTCAGAAGAACATCATGGGTTGCAAACAGTTCATTGTCAGGTAACCAAATTAGATTATATGGACCAGTAGGAACAACATACATACCAGAACTTATGACAGAAGATGGTAGAATAATTATAACAGAAGATGGCAGAACAATTATATTGGGGTAAACAATGTCAACAGTAAAGATTTCGGAATTACCATTAATTACGGCACTTAATGCCAACACAGCACAGACAATATTCTTGGCTGTGGACACAATCACGGATGTAACTGGTCGATTCACCGGCACAACACTTGCAGAAGGCTTGTATTCACACAACATATTGAATGTGGGTAACAACCACGTTGTTTTACCAAACGTGACTGCACAGTTTGCCGGTTCGTCAGACAACTATCTACAATTGAACCTACAAAACAATAGTGGTAATGGTTCAGGTGACATTGTTATTACCGCAAACAATGGTACAGATTCAACCTACTACATTGACATGGGTTTGAATGGTAGTAACTACAATTATGACGGTTATACCTATGCAAAACCTTTGGACGGATATCTGATTGTTCAAGGCGATAGTTCTGCATTGCCTGGTGGTAACCTGGTGATTGGTACAACTACTCCAAACAAGAACGTTTCTATTCTATTAGGTACCACAGACGCAAGTGGTATTATGGCACAGTTCATACACAACCAAGGGTTCAAGATGATTGGAAAGCCAATCATTTTCCAAGATGGTACAAGTCAAAATACCGCATCGGCACCTTTTGTATACAGTAACGCATCGTTCTTACACGCAAATTCTAGTTTCACCCATGCGAACGCAGCAATTCTAAAGGCAAACGCAGCATTTATTGTTGCAAACTCTGGTGCAGCATTCGCTAACACAGTTGCTGATACTGCCGCACAGGCCATCATCAACGCAGCGACAGCAGATAGTAAGGCGGTTACTGCTGGTAACTATGCCAACTCAGCATTCTTAAAGGCAAATACACCACCTGCAATCGCAAACTCAGCAGCACTATATGCCAACGGTGCCTTTGCTGCAGCAAATACAGTATCATCTTATGCATATTTTGGATACACCCATGCAAACGCAGCCTTTGATAAGGCAAATACTGCACTTGCAAATGCGTCAGGAACTTTGGCTGGTAACCTAAGAGTTACAGGTAGCATAACATCAAGTAACATTTCATTGACTGGTGACGCTTCAATCTCATACAATCCATCAGCAAGTCCAGCAACATTGTTGTTTACCGCAGCAGGTTCCGGTTTCACTGGAGATGTTGGAGTTGATGGCATATTAACTGTAAGTAAGAATCTTACAATTGCAAATTCTTCTTTTGCAAATTCCCGAGCATTAGTTACAATCAGTGGTGCAACAAATGGTGCATTTCAAACACCACCAAGCGATTTCATGTTGCACATCACAGGTAAAGATAACACAACCACTCGTTTGGTTGTAGATTCATTTGCAACATCTAATGGTCAATTGGTATTCCCCATTTTTGGTGGCCGTGCGGCAAGAGGAAATGTGACAAATCCTTCTGCTGTGCAAACAAATGATGTGTTGACAAGATTTAGTGCTCAAGCTTTCGGTGCAACCTCATATGCATCACCAGCAACTGGTGGCACAGGTTCAATTGATTTTGTTGCAACAGAAAATCATACCGATAGTGCAAGAGGAACTTCAATCAAGTTCTATAATATACAAGAAGGTACAAACACCAGAATAAATATTGCAACATTCAATGCAAATAATGTATCATTCTCAGGTTATGTGATGCCAGCCAAAGGTGTTGTGTATTCACCAAGAATACCTGCTGGCCCACAAACTGCAATTACTATTGATTACACAACAGATTCTGTTATCAAGGCAAACTGTGCTGCAGATGTAACAATTTCACACACAAATTATGTTGCAGGTAAAGTTGTTGAAATGTGGTTGGTAAACACAGACAACTCCAACCACACAGTAACACACGGTTGTGCTGCGTTGCGTTCAACAAACAAATCAACTACTGCAACTATCACCGCAGGAAGTTCTATGTACTTAAAGTTCTTCAGTATTGATGGTGATAACGCAAACACATTTGTTTCTATTATTGGTTAATAAATAAATCATGGCAAATAAATCTCTTATCACATACGGCGCAAAGATTGGACAGGTAGAACAAACCTACTATGCGCCTGTTGCTGTGGTTCCACCAGCAAATACGTCCATCAGTCAGACATATTGTTTCTTATCTAAAGCAGAACCATGGCCTGATGAAGGTAATCCACCAACACCAACACAAGATGTTAAATCAACCAAACAGATTTTCAAGAACATTTTTGCTGTAAAACATATCACATCAAACGATATTTCACCAGTCATCAAACGTTATGACTGGATATCAGGTACAATTTACGACCGTTACATTGATACCGTAGATATGTTTGCGTTGGATGAAAACGGAAACCCAACTAAATTTTACTATGTGAAAAATAGATACGACCAAGTGTTCAAGTGTTTATGGAACAATAATGGTGCAGCTTCGACAGAAGAACCATACTTTGAACCAGGTACATACAACTCAAGTAACATCTTCCAAGGTACAGACAATTACAAATGGAAGTATATGTATACGATTGATGCTGGTTCTAAACTGAAGTTTATGGACTCATCATGGTTGCCAGTACCAATCGGTAAGAACATTCCAAACCCACTAGACAACGTGGCCGGTGCAGGTAACATTGATGTTATCAACGTACTGGACGGTGGCCTTGGATATGATCCAGCAAACGCAGTTGTAACAGTTACCATTACAGGTGACGGCCAAGATGCTGCAGCAACAGCAGTTATTTCTGGTGAGGTTATCACCGATATTCTTGTGACCAATGCTGGTAGCAATTACACATATGCAAACGTAGCAATCTCAACCTCTATTGGTTTCGGTGCAATTCTGGAATGTTCCACATCACCAGTTGGTGGCCACGGTTTCGATCCAATCTCCGAACTAGGTTGCAACCACGTTATGTTGAGTGTGGAATTTAATGGTTCTGAAAATGGTATAGTGCCAACAGACATTGACTATCACCAAGTTGGTCTTATTGTAAACCCCACCACAAAAACATTGAGTGAAGAATTTGCGAACTATGTTCCTGCATCAGGTAACGTTTACAAAACAACAACAGACTTTATTGTGGCACCAGGTTTTGGTTCATTCACTAACGATGAACTTGTATATCAAGGTTTGGACCTTGCAACAGCATCATTTTTTGGAAGAGTTTTAAGTTTTGACCCAGCAACCAATGTGGTAAGACTTCTAAATATGACAGGTACACCAACAATCAACTCACCGTTGAAAGGTGACACATCTACAACGACAAGAACAATATTATCATACAGCGAACCTGATTTTGCATTATTCTCTGGTTACATTTCACACATTGAGAATAGAGCTGGAGTTTCTAGAAGCGCTGATGGTATAGAACAATATAAATTTGTATTAGGTTACTAAAGGAAAAAAATGGCTCTGTATTTTAACGTTGATCCTTACTACGATGATTTCGATTCAACAAAGAACTTCCATCGTATTCTTTTCAAGCCAGGATATGCGGTTCAGGCTAGAGAATTAACACAGGCACAAACCATCCTTCAAAACCAAGTTACAAAGTTTGCAGATAACATCTTCAAACAAAACTCACCTGTAACTGGTGGTCAGGTAACAACAAACTTTGATTGTTACTATATCAAACTACAATCTACCTATAATAACGTTGCAATTGATGTGACACAATGGGAAGGTCTATTAATCCAAAACGCAACAGGTGACGTTCTTGCCCGTGTGTTGCAAGTTTCTGTACCTACTGGTACAGGTGGTGAAGGTGATCCACCAACATTGGTTGTTGCATACAAGACTGGTACACATTTCACCAACAACGATGTTATCTATGATGTAAACTCCAACCTTGCAGTTCAGGCATTGGCCAACTCTGCCACAGGTAAATCTTCTGTTGCTTCTATTGCAGAAGGTGTGTTCTATATCGAAGGACACTTCGTACAAATACAACCACAAACAGTTATCATCGACAAGTATAGTTCTGCACCAAGCAGACGTATTGGTTTGAACATCACAGAAACCATTTACGATTATGTAAATGATGCATCATTATTGGATCCAGCAGTTGGTTCATCCAACTATCAGGCACCAGGTGCAGACAGATATGTTATTGAATTGTCACTAGAAACTCGTCCTATCCAATTGGGTGATGACGATAACTTTGTGGAGTTGGTTCGTGTAACAGACGGTTCTGTTGCAAAACTGGTAGACGGTTCAGTATACAATGTTATTGATGACTACTTTGCGAAACGTGATTACGAAACAAACGGTGATTATGTTGTAGAAGATTTCAAACTAACACCAAAAACAAACGAAGATACCACCAAATACACATTGTCTGTTGGTAAAGGTTTGGCATACGTACACGGTTATCGTGTAGAAAATCCAACACCAGTAGATTTGGTATCTAATCGTGCAAGAACAACTGCAACACGTGCAAACGGTCCTGTTTATGTGGACTACGGTTCTTATGTATTGGTTGATACAGTTCGTGGTAATTCACAAGACTTCTTTGACTTCACAACTGCACAACCAGTAGATTTCCATTGCGTTAATGTAAACAACGTAAATAAAACCAACACTACAACATATGGTGCAACAACTGTTGCATCAGGTTACATTCGTAATTTGGTTTATAGCAGCGCATCTAATAGTGCAAACGCTAACACATACATCTATAAGGCCTATGTTTATGGTCTACAAAACGGTGCACCTTCTGCAAATGCCACAGGTGGTTCAACAAATACAATTACTTTACCAGGAACATTCTCTGCAACAAGTAATGCATACGATGGTGTAAACATCACCATCACAAAAGGTACCAATGCAGGTGATACTAGAACTATTGTTGGTTACAATGGTACAAGTCGCACAGCATACCTAAATCAAAACTGGACAACAACACCAGATACAACTTCTGTATTTGTATTGAACTTTGATATCAAAGACGCAGAAGCTTTAGTGTCTGTTGATGGTAGTTTGAACGTTGTTGGTTCATCATCTGTAAGCGCACAAGGTAAATCTAACGGTGTTGGTTCTGGTGACACAGAGCTTAAGAATCCTGGTTCACCAGAACTGGTGTTCAACGTTGGTAATCCATACATTTCAACATTGTCTGACACATCATATACAACACAACAGATATGGAGAAACGTATCATTCACATCTGCTGGTGGTTCAGTAACAGCCGAAATTAATTACAGCAATGCTCTGCAAGGAATCTTCACACACTTTGGAACACCAAGTTCTACATTGAGTGATGAAACTGTCATGGAAAATTTTGTGATTGTTGTTACAGACAAAGGTTCTAATACCGTAATTAAGAATGGTGATATTGTGCCTTGGGTTTCAGCAGATAGAAGTGTAACATTGGATAGCACATCAGCTGTTGCAACGTTTGCAGCTACAGATTTGTTACCTTTCACAGCAATGATTGTTGCTAAGGTGTTTGTAGAGAACGCAGACAACACAGGTTATGTATTGAAGTCTAAGAACTTAATCGAAGCCAATACAACAACAATCAATATTGCTGGTACACAAGTCAACGTATACACATATGTTGATGATGCAGCATTGACTTCTATTGGTCAAGTTTACATTCAACACAATGGTCTTGTAACACCAGGACAAAAACAAACATTGTATCTATCAGACGTTAAACGTATTGTAAAAATCATTGATACGAAAACATCAGGTGCAACACCAACAACTGAAATGTTGTCTAGTTCGGCATATGATATTACAAACAATTACAACTTTGACAATGGTCAAAGAGATGGTTACTATGACCACGCATCTATCACATTGAAACCTGGTGCACCACAACCAGCAGGTAACATTCTGGTCTTGTTGGATTATTACCAACACACTGGTGGTGATGGTTACTTTGCGGTAACATCATACACAAGTTCAACTCTTCCAGAAGATTACAGAAGCATTCCATCTTACAGAAGTAATGGTGGTACTGTATACAGTCTACGTGATTGTTTAGACTTTAGACCAGCAAGACTGAACGCACAAACAGATTTCATATTCAGATTCTCTACAACAGGTACACAAAACTATGGTTTGAATTTGCCTGTTGACTTAACAACATTCGTTGGTGATTCTGAATACTATCTTGGTAGAAAAGACAAGTTGACCCTAAGTAAAGACCGTCAATTTAAGATTGTTGAAGGTTCACCATCGTTGACACCACTACCACCAACAGAACCAGATGGTTCATTGGTATTGGCCAACATCACACATGCACCTTACACAGGTTACATTCCAACAGAAGTGCCAGCAGGTTTGATTTCTGACCTATCTATCGAGAAAGTACAACACAAACGTTATACTATGCAAGATATTTCTGGTTTGGAATCCAGAATCAACAAAGTTGAGTACTATACTTCATTGAATTTGTTGGAACAAAAAGCACAATCACTACAAATCTCTGACGCATATGGTCTAAACAGATTCAAAAACGGTATCTTAGTTGATGACTTCTCAAGTTATGCCGCAGCAGACACAATGAGTACAGATTATTCAGCTGCAATCAACCGTAGAGACCGTGTGTTGACCGCATCACACGCAGTTAAAAACTTCCCATTGAAGTCAACTGCATTGGTAAATAACATCGGTAAGTTGGCTGCAAACTCTGCATCATCTTTGGGTTATGAAATTGATAGTAGTGGTTTGGTAAATTATTTCAGTCTACCATATACCACATCTAATGTTGCAACACAAAAGTTTGCATCACGCACGGTCAATGTCAACCCATTCTCATTCGTTTCTCGCCAGGGTGTTGTTGACTTGACACCTAACGTAGACACTTGGGTAGACACCAATTATGCACCTGCGTTATTGGTGGTTGATCCTAACCTACAGGTGTATAGTGAATCAAATACTATCTCAACAATGACTGTTGGAGATTGGAAAGGTATTCCAGGTACACAAACCACATCAACACAGGTTAGTGTAACAGGTGGTGGAAATTGGCAAACAACTACCACTACTTCAAAAACATACCAAAACCAAACACAACAAAACATTCTTGGTGCATACCAAAAGGTTGACAACACATATGCAATCAACAATGGTTACATAACAGACATTACAGTTCTGCCTTATATCCGTCCACAACAAGTTGTTGTTCGTGGCAAAGATATGTTGTTCAACACAACTGTTAACAACTACTTCGATGATGTTAATGTTGACAAGTATGTACGTAAAGCCAACGTTATCGAATTGACTGGTGTTTCTGGTACATTTAATGAGAATGATATAATTGGTTACTATACAAGTGGTGTGTTTACACCTACTGGCCGTGTGTTGGGTGTTTACAATAAAACATCCACAACAGTAAGATTGTATGTTGCCGCTGACGGAACATCAACAACTTATACAACAAATGGTGTTGTACAAAACGGTTTCTTTAATGCAAGTGGTACATACACATCATCTACCGCATCAGGTTCATTGAGTTCTACATCACACTTTGGTGGTCAAATTGCAAATGCACAGACAGCAACAAAGATTGTTCTTTCTGGATTGGCATCCACAACCAATGAATACTACACAGGTAATACCATCTACATCAACACTGGTGCATCTGCTGGTCATTCCGCAACAATCTCTGCATACTATGGTGCAAACCAAACAGCAGTATTGAGTTCAAGTATCACAACAGCCAATGGTGATATCTATTCTATGGGCACATTCAAGACTGACCAAACTGGTACAGTTTATGGTGTGTTCAGTATTCCACCAAATACTTTCCATACAGGTCAACGTATTCTAAAAATTGATGACTCAAATGGAAACTCTGGTTCTGAAACAACATTTGCACGTGGTACATTCTACTCAGAAGGTCTACACACAAATGCACAGAAATTGGACTTTGGTGCTTCACCAGCTGGTGCAAAAGGAACTTTCACTCAGACCAACTATGCAAACAATGTTCTGATTGCATCGAACACAACAAGCATTACTAACCGTTGGGATCCAGTTGCACAAACATTTATCTTCGACAAAGATAACTATCCAAATGGTTTGTTCTTGAGTTCAGCAACGTTCTTCTTCAAGACAAAACCAACATCAGATAGTTCACCAATCAATCTTTCTATTGTTGGTACACTAAATGGTTATCCGAATGGTGAAACACTGGACAACTCTATTGTTAGTTTGACACCTGAACAAGTTAACATTTCTGATACACCACAGTATTTGGACAAGGCAACTGCAACCACATTCCAGTTCCCAGTTCCAATTTACATTCAACCTGGTGTATTGTACTCTTTCATTCTGAAAACAAATTCTAAAGAGTACACAGTTTGGACCGCATCAAATGGTGACACAGCAGTAACTTCTTCTGTGAAGAACCAACCAAGTGATCCAACACCATCTATAATCACCAAAATTGCTGGTGCACCTTATGTTGGTGGTTTGTTCGTATCTCAGAACTCTCAAACATGGACTGCGGACCAAAACCAAAGTCTAATGTTTGTCTTGGATCGTTGTGTGTTCGATACAACTGCAACACCAACAGTACAATATGTTGTACCTAAGAAGTTGCCACAAAGAACATTGGTTGAACAAGGTGTTCAATACTACCTAAATGCAAACAATATTTCTAGTGGAATTGATTCTATATCAAACACCAACATCTATGTAGATGCATTTAACATCACAACAACAGATTTCTTGCCAACAACAACAGCAATTAACTACACATACAACGCAACATTAGTTGGTGGTACTGCTGCTGGTACAGTAAATATCCGTCCAGGTAAGTTTGGTACTCCTTCTGCTGACGATATTTACTTGAGTGATGGTAAAGGTAAACGTATGTTGGATGCCAACAGCGGTTCTTCTTTCTCACTGTATGCTCAATTGTCAACAAATGATAATGCAGTAAGTCCAATCATCTCCGATGCTGGTCTATCTACATACGCAATCAAGTGGAACATTAACAACTGTGAACTGTCTAACAACCTAATCACCGTGACCAACGGTGGTAGCAGTTACAGTGCAGCGAATGCTGTAGTAACCTTCTCTGCACCAACAGGTACAGGTGGTACACAGGCATACGGTGTGGCCAACGTGGTGAATGGTGTGATTGATGCCATTTATGTAACACAACCAGGTTCTGGTTACATCACAACACCTACTGTCACAATCACCGCATCGGCCGGTGCTGCATCAGGTGCAACAGCAACTGTCGCAGGTGAAACTTCTAAAGTTGGTGGTAATGCAACTGCAAAATATGTGACCAAGAAGGTTGTATTGGATGCAGGATTCGATTCTGGTGACTTGAATGTTTACCTATCTGCATACCGTCCAGTCAACACAGACATTAATGTGTACTACAAGATTTTGAATCGCAACGATACACAACGTTTTGATGATGGAACATGGCAACTGATGACAAAAATCAACAGTTCTGGTTCTAAATATTCTAACAGTCGTGGTGACATTATTGAATATGCATTTGCACCAGGAACAAATGGTACAGACCAAGGATATGTGACATACACAAGTACAAACGGACAAACATACTCATCGTTCAGTCAGTTTGCAATTAAGGTTGTGTTCTCATCTTCAGACAGTACATATGTACCTTACGTGACAGACCTACGTGCAATCGCATTGCCTTCTAACGTTAATACTACATTTTAATCATGTTACTTAAAGTTCAAGGTACAGAATTTGTCCGTGACACAAACTCCACAGCCCTCATCAACAGAGATGCAACGGGCTTGGAGGAATATTATAAGAAAAGACGCTTGATGGCTGCTCAAAAGGATGAAATAAATAACCTGAAGGAAGACTTCAAGAACATCAAATCGGAAATGTCCGAAATAAAACAACTGATGTTAAAACTATTGGAAAAAAACTAAATGGCTAATACAGTTTCAATTTTAAGTTATGCAAACACCTTTGGTGAATGGGTTGTTAACACAAACACTCTTGCAAAAGAGAACAACGACCTTGCTGCAAACAACTATGTAAAATCAACAGGGACTTTGTTCTTAAACGACAACTCTCTTGGTCTACAAGTTGCTAACAACGCAATCATAGGTGGTCAACTACAATCTCAAGGTGTTGGTTCTTCTGCATACGTACAGAACAACATGAGAGTTGATGGTCAGGTTTATTTTACCAATACAACATTAGGTTTAACCAACTCAGGTCAAGCAAATATTGGTGGAGCATTACTTGCACTTGGTACTGGTACAGGTTTGACAGTTGCTAATACAGCAAACGTTGGTCGTAACCTGAATGTAACAGGTAACACAACAGTCATTGGTAATTCAACAGTACAAGGTGACTCACAATTATTTACCGTTAAAGCAACAGGTACAGTCAATGTTGCTAACAACCTATTAGTTACACAGAACGCATATATTGATGCATCAGCATTTGCTGACCACTACTATGCAAACATTGATATGACTACACCACGTATTGTGGTTTCTGGTTCTGTTTATGGTGTAACTGCACGTGCCGATTTCGATATACTCTACTCAAACACAACAACATTAAGTAGTGCCTATATCAACACAATACAAGCAAATTCGTCCATCAATACACAAACGATGAACGCAAGAACATTGTATGCACAATCTGTTGCAACACCAAGTGCAAACGTAACTGGTTCAATTGATGCTAATAATGCATCGTTGTTTATTAACAGTATACAAACAAACGGACAGTTGAGTGTTGGTGGTAACTTCGTTATTAATGGTGCCACAGTATACAACTCAAATGCATTTACAATCAATGCAGGTTCAGCAACAGCACAGTACGGTTCTTTCATTGTAAACCGTGGTTCTGATGGTGCAAACGCAGAGTTGCGTTGGAACCAACCACTTGGTTACTGGGACATTAAGAATGTTACATCAAACACATTCTACCGTGTTGTTACAAATGAATTCATTAATGACACACTAACATCAACAAGTAACACGGATATAGCTTCAGCAAACGTTGCAAATACATTGAACAATACTATTACTGCCGCAAATAATTTCTTGCAGGCAGCAGTAAGTTCAGCAGGATCATATGCCAATTCCGCATTTGAACAGGCCAATGGTGCATTTGCTGCAGCCAACAACGTGGCACCACAGATTGCACCTGCGTTTGGTCAAGCCAATGCAGCATTCTCTAGAGCAAATACTTCCTCAAATGCTTTCGTAGGTACAACAGGTACAGGTATCACACCAACAAACGGTGGCATATCATTTGCAAGTAATAACGGTGTGGTTATTTCCACTCCAAGTGGTGGAAACACAGCATTTATTAGCACATCACAAGACCTAAGAACCTCTGCAACACCAACATTTGCAGGTCTAAGTCTATCAAATCCATTGGCAGTTACACAAGGTGGTACAGGTGGTTCATCTTCTACTGCTGCGTTAATTAACTTGTTGCCTGATGCATCATCCGCACCAGCAGGATATGTTCTTGCAACTGGCGGTGTTGGTAGTTACTACTGGACTGCTGGCGGTTCAGGTGGCGGCGGTGGTACACAACCTGGTACAAGAATTAATACAACACGTTCTTTCCCAACAGTTAATACTAACCAAACAATATTTACCACACCAACATACACTCCAGGTGCAGGTCAATTACGTGTGTATATTGATGGTGTTCGTCAATATCCTTCAGACTATTCAGAAACCAATTCAACAACAGTTACATTGGGTTCAGTAATACCAACTGGTTCATCTTTGATGATTGAAGTTGATGGTTATAACACATATAACAATTGGGCAAACACAACAACGTTTACTGCACCACAAGGTTTAATACCTTCTTCAGCAAACACCGTTCAGTTGGCGATTGCAGATTTGGAAACTAGAAAAGCAACGTTGGCATCACCAACATTTACTGGATTGGTTTCAGTACCAACTGCACCAACAAGCACAAGTAATACAATCGCTGCATCAACAGCATATGTAACAAGTCGTTTGGGTGATGGTGGTACATATGCACACAACATCACAGGTAATGCAGCAACAGCCAACTCAGCAGCTTCTGTGGCAGCAAGTGCAATTACTGGTCAATCAGGTATGTGGACAAGTGCAACACGTCCTGGTCCATATAGATTGTATCGTAGAGACAACGACAGTAATTATTCCGTACAAACATATTGGACCGGCAATCGTTGGAGATTGTATGGTTATAATGGAGATAGTGAACATGCAGATACACATGTGGGTTATGCAGACTCCGCTGGTTCGGTCGCCTGGGGCAACGTAAGTGGTAGACCAACAGCAGTAAGTTCATTCACAAATGATTCTGGTTACCAAACATCTTCCGGTTCCGTTAACTATGCATCTAGTGCAGGTTCGGTTGCATGGAATAATGTGACTGGTAAACCAACCACTCTAGGTGGTTTATCTGATGATACACACATTTATGGCAACAATGGTATCCAATGGGGTATGGGTGCAGTTGCAGGATACACCTACACATTAAGTAGTGGTGCTGTTGATGATACATCAACAACATTTAATGTACCTTCTAGTGGATGGTGGTCATTTGATAATGTAAATATATATTTTAGGGGAGAGAGATATTCATGTACAGCATGGGTAAACACCACCGCATATGTTATAGGAGCCTTTGACGTTAATGTTGGTGGTTCATGGTATACTATTTCAACTCGTTACTGGGATTTCCAACAAGTAAATGCATTACCAAGCGCTAACGGAGTCAGAAAAGCTGTTGGAACAAGAGGTACATATTACGGAGCTGGCCTAGGAAAAGATAATATATTAGGTAGTTATAATAAACCTTATTACCTATACGCAGGATCAAATATAAGATTGCGTATGATGTGGAGCACATCCGTTCCATATGAAAATGATTCATCTATAGCGGATATTGGAGCATTTGCTGATACATATACTGGTGTGCCTAATTTAATTATAATGCCTAGTTCATATAATTACCAATGGAGAGCTTATCCAAGTCCAATAAACACTTCAGGAACATACTGGTTTGCAGGTGCCGGTGTATCGTTCGCAGCAACAAGAGTAGGAACTTAAAATATGTTAATTAAAAATGTTATAGATGCACAAGTACAACCAGGACAACCAGGAAATAAAAAAGTTTTGCAGGTATTCTTAAAAATTACTGATAGTTCCGTATTGGATCATCCAGAAATAACTACACCTGTTCCAGAAGGCACTGAAAATGTTTCAGTAAAAAATATTTTACAGATGGTTTTGATTGATGAGTCACATGAATTGTTCGAGAGAATTAAAAACAAATTTAATATTACCTTCAACGAATAAAAGGCAAGTTAGATGACAACAAAAGTAAAACCATCCGTATTGGCAGACACCGCAGTAACCGCAGGTACATATGGTGGTTCCACACAACATTCCGTATTCACAGTTGATGCACAAGGTCGATTGATTTATGCTGGTAATGCAACACCAAGTATTGCAACCACACAACTGACTGGTACGATTTCTGCCACGCAAGTTGCAAACAACCAAACTTATGGCATCAACATAAGTGGTAATGCCGCAACAGTAACCAACGGTGTAGTAACTTCAGGTTCATATTCCGATCCTTCTTGGTTGACCTTATCAAAATCAAAGGTTGGTTTGGGTAACGTAGATAATACTGCTGATGCAAACAAGAGTGTTAGTTATGCAACAACAGCAGGTAACGGCGGTGTAACAAGTATCAACGGTAATACAGGTGCAGTTACATTAGATGCAGTTGGTTGGACAGTAACATACACTTCAGTATCCATTTCAAGTGGCGGAACCTGGAACGTTCCAGCAAATTGTATTGGTGTATATGTTTGGTGTGAAGTTTATGGTGGTGTAAACAATGGTGGTTATGGCCGTGTTGCAGTCAAAAACTCAATCTCAACCACCATCGGAACATTCTACATTAACGGAACAAATACAAACCACGGTCCTGATGGTGGTTCAGGTATGATGGACGGAGCAGGTTCTTTCATACCACTATCTTCAAGTGCATCAAGTTTGTCCATGGACATTATTAACAATGGTGTTTCAGGCAGTTTCATTGTTCAGGCATACGTTACAAAATAATTCATCTATCAAATTTGGTAGATAAATATAAAATAATAACCAAAGAATTAAAATGGCTGCAGGATACCAAAATTTATACTTAGAACAAGGCGCCACATTTGATATTTCAATCGCATTAGATGATGTATATGGCAACAACTATGACCTGACTGGTGCAACTGCCAAAAGTCAGATAAGGAAGTCATACTATTCCGCAAACGTAACTGCGGAATTTACAAGCACGATTGATGTTACTACTGGTACAATCGCACTATCACTTTCTTCTGCAAATACTGCAAACATTGCAGCAGGCCGTTATCTATATGACACAATAATTTCTATTCCTGGTGTACCTGGAACCGCAAACACAGTCATACGTGTACTAGAAGGTACAATGGACGTTTCACCTAGAGTAACAAGGTTCTAAAATGGCAACAACACCTCCATCAACAGTACGTGTTACGATTGGACAGAACAAACCTTCTGTCACATCACTAAGTTATGGTACAAGAACATTAAAGAGTGCGGCAGATTTGAATTTGTCTAACGCACAAGATGGTTTCCCTATAATTTATCGTGCAAACACAAACAGTTTTGTGGTTGGTCCTGCTACTGCCGAAATTCTTACTATTGATAACGGATTATTTTAATGGCAAATACCAGTACCATACAGATATTAAGGTCTTATGCAAATACTACACCGACATTCCTGTATGACGGTCAGCTAGCCTATTCTTTTGTAAACGATACACTATACATTGGTAATACTGCACAGAGTGTTCGTGTAATTGGTGGTAATAATTACGTTGGTCTTACATTAGGCGCATATAACAAGGCTAATACTGCTGCAGCGGTAGCACAACTGGCATATGATACCGCTAATGCGGCAGGCACCAGTTCTACGGTCAACTCAGCATTTATTCAAGCAAACACAGCATTTAGACATGCGAATGCTGGTTATACACAAGCAAACACCGCAACAACATTAGCACAGGCAGCATTCAATGCAGCTAACAATGCTGCGGTTGCTCAGTCAGCATTCATTCAGGCGAATGCCGCATTTAATACCGCAAATAGTGTTGCTGCAAGTATCACAGAACTATCTAATATTGATGCGTATCAGAACACTACCATTTCTGCGATTAACACCTTTGCAGGTGCAGCCTTCAATGCTGCCAATGGTGCGATTGCAAATACTGGTGGTACAATCACAGGTTCATTGAATGTTTCAAGTAACCTAACTGTATCCGGTAGTCTGACAGTTCTAGGTAATGTGTTTACTGTTTCTGCAACAGATGTATATGTAAACGATTCGTTAATTCATCTTGCAAACAACAATACAACAGATGTTGTTGACATTGGTGTTATTGGTCAGTACAATAATGGTACAGCAAATGCTGCAACAGGTTTCTTCCGTGATCCTACATTAAAAGAATTCGTATTCTTCCAAGGTTACACAGCAAGAATATCATCCAATAACTTAATCAACATTGCACATCCAACGTTTGCTTATGCCAACGTATATGCAAATACATTTAAGGGCAATTTTGCTTCTAATATAGGATTTATAGGTGGTATCAACGTACAACCACATTTAACATTCTCTTTCACACAGGCCAACGCTTCTTTTGGTGTTGCTAACTCTGCAGCATTATATGCCAACGGTGCTTTTATAAAAGCCAATGCAGCATATGCACAGGCAAATACAGGTGTAACCAACGCACTTGCAGCTAGTACATATGCCAATGCGGCGTTTGCTGCTGCAAATACCGCTTCTGCTGGTGGAACATTAGCCACTTCTGCCTTCATACAGGCCAATGCAGCATTTACGACAGCAAACAATAACGCAAACAATATTACTGTTGCAGGATCATATGCAAACTCAGCCTTCTTGCAAGCAAATAATGCATATGCAAAGGCAAATAACGTTGAGACATTAACAACTGTTGCATATGATACGGGTGCAGCTGCACAAGTAACTGCCAACAAGGCCTGGGACCATGCTAATGCTGCTTATGAGAAGGCAAATACTGGTACATCACCAACAACGACTGACCAATACGCAAGAGACACAGCAAATGCAGCTTACTTAAAAGCCGATAATGCTCAAGCAAATGCTAGTGCTTCATTTGTTCAAGCGAATGCAGCATTTATTGTTGCAAATACTGTAACCTCGGCAGCACTATATGCCAACGGTGCCTTCATACAAGCAAATGGATCATTTATATTTGCAAATGCAACAGCATCCAACGTTGCGGTTGCTGGTGTGTATGCCAACGGTGCATTTATACAGGCGAATGCTGCTTATGGATACGCAAATACTATTGCAAACAATTCTATATCAGCCAGTCTATACGCCAACGGTGCATTTACACAAGCCAATGCAGCATATGCGAGTCAGAACGTAACAGGCACATATGCCAACTCAGCATACACAACTGCTAACTCTGCTGGTGTATATGCCAACGGTGCGTTCTTGAAGGCAAACGCAGCACAAGTACATGCACAGGCAGCTTTTAATACTGCAAACAATACAAGTTCAAGTATTATTGAACTTACAAACATCGAAACATATCAGAATACCACAATAACCAATCTGAATACATATGCACAGGCAAGTTATGCAACTGCAAACTCTGGTGCATTGTATGCTAACGGTGCATTTACACAAGCCAATGCAGCATTTGTGGTTGCAAACAACGCTTTACCATTGTCTGGTGGTACAATTACAGGTACATTGACTGTACAAGGTCAAACAACCTTACAGTCAAACACATATGCAACGCATATATTGCCTGCAGCCAACGTAACTTATGATTTGGGTTCACCAACAAGACGTTGGAGAAAACTATGGATTGCTGGTAATACCATTGATTTGGGTGGCGCACAAATCTCCGCCGAAGGTGGTGCAGTTTCATTGACAAGTGATACTGGTGCATCGTTCTCTGTATCTGGTAACTCAGGTTCAAGTTTAGGTAACTTTGGTGCGATTTTGGCCAATTCACAGATTGCTTCAACCAACACCACATCAGGTACAATTGTTGTTGATGGTGGTATTGGTGCAACAGGTAACGTAATTTTGGGTGGAATACTCCAGGCTAATTTGATTTCTGGTGGTACATTCTAAATAGAAGATAATAATTAAAAGAGTAAGGTAACAATGGCCGCAGCCAATTCAACCCCGATTCAGTTATACTATTCAAACACCAGTGGTAACCAACCATTGGCGGCGACACTCATTCCCGGTGAATTAGCGATTAACATTAAAGATGGTAAGTTATTTTTCTTAGATGGAAATAACTCAGTCAACCTAATTGCAACTCGTGCGGCCACAATGGGTGAATTCCCAGAAGTTAGATTCACCAATGACAGTACAATTCAAGTAACTGCTGCTGCACCTTATGCATATTCTAATGCATCTTTCTTAAAAGCAAACGCTGCATATGCAAGTCAAAACACAACTGGTGTGTATGCCAACTCTGCTTTTGCACAGGCAAATACTGGTATTGCTAATGCAGGTGGCGCATCTCTATACGCCAACGGTGCTTTTGTTCAGGCAAATGCGGCTTTCATTTCTGCAAATAATAATGCACAAAGTATTACTGCACTACAAGGTGTAGACTTAACACAGAACACCAATATTACCAATACACTGACGTTTGCTGGATATGCATTTGATAAAGCAAACACCAACGCAGGGTCAATTGTTAATCTCCAAGGCGTTGACGCAAAACAAAATACAGATATTGCATATGCCAACACACACGCAGAGGCAGCATATGCATTTGCAAATACATTGTCTTTTGGTGATGCATACGATAGTTTTGCTAGGGCAAGTGCAGCAGCAGGACAATTACAAGCAAACTCAGCATATGCCAAAGCAAATGCAGCAGTAGCAAACACATCATCTATCATGTTGGCTGGTTCGTTGACAGTTCCTGGCCAAGCAAACGTAAATCAAAGACTTGCAGTTGGTACAGGTTCATACCAAATCTTACCTAACCTGATTGCACAATTTACTGGCACATCAGACTATTACTCACAGGTTAACCAACAAAACCTATCAGGTAAAGGTACAAGTGACTTTGTTCTGACTGCCGATAACGGCACAGACAATATTAACTATGCCGACTTTGGTATGGCAGGTAGCATCTATGATAATACCACACCAAACGCATTTAGTTTCGTAAAACCAAATGATGGTTACATGATGATTGTTGGTGATCCAGCACAAAATTATGGTGGTAACGTATACTTTGGTACAACTGGTTCAGCAACTTATGCGGACATTGTTTTCATACAAGGATCTGGATATACTGAAGTTGCCAGATTTAAGAACGGTGATAAATTAGAAGTCTACCGTCCTTTGGTCGCAAACAGTTTCACCACAAAAGATGGTGTAAACGTTATCACTTATACAAATACAGCCAACACATACTTACAAGGTCTTATTTCTAATAAAGTAAGTAAGTCTGGTGATACAATTACCGGTGTATTAACAATCAGCAACACAGCAAGTGCCAACGCTTTGGTTGTTACAGGTAATGTGGTTATTTCACAAGACTTACGTGTATCGGGTAACTTGTATTTGGGTGGTAATGCAACAAGTATTACATCCAACAACTTAACATTAAGTGATTCGTTAATTTATCTTGCTGATGGAAATCCATCGGATGTTATTGATATCGGTTTTGTTGGTGCATACAATGATGGTGTATACAAACACACAGGTCTTGCACGTGACCATTCAGATGGTAAATGGAAACTATTCAATTCTGTAACAGATGAACCAACAACAACAATCAATTTTGGTCAAGCCACATATGGCAACCTAAAAGTTGGTGGTTTAGAATCCAATACTGCAATAATCAAAGGTGTTAACCTTTTTGATTATGCAAATACAATTCACACACATGCTAACGCAGCATTCATTCGTGCAAACTCAGTTGTACAATCTGTAACTGTTGTTTCTTCTGGTAGACTAACTCAAAGTGCAACAACAGGCAACCTAACAATCGACCTGGCAACATCAGGTGTAATTGGTGGTACATATAGTTACCCAGAAATTTCTGTTGATTCATATGGTCGTGTAACATCTATTGGTAATCAAACACCAGTTACAACATTCAATACTAGAAGTGGTGCAGTAACACTATCATCTTCTGATGTAACAACAGCACTAACATTCACACCAGAAAATGCAACATCGGCAGCGGCCAACCTTGCATTGATTGCTGGTATTAATGCATCACAAAATACTGATATTAGTGGCGCATTGGATGCAGGTTTAACAGGTCAAGCCATTGCACTAGGTGCATTTGGTACTGCAAACTCTGCTGCATCATATGCCAACTCAGGATTTACTGCTGCTAATTCAGCAGGTTCTTATGCAAATGCTTCTTTTGTTACTGCTAATGCTGCATACACATTATCTACTGTTGGTATTTCTCATGCTTTGGCTGCAGGAACATATGCTAATGCATCATTCCTAAAGGCCAACTCAGCGTATTCTAGTCAGAACGTAACTGGTACATATGCTAATAATGCATATGACCAAGCAAACTCTGCTGCATCATATGCAAACAGTTCTTTTGTTAAGGCCAACTCAGCATATTTCAGTCAAAATACCACTGGTACATATGCAAACTCTGCATTTGACAAAGCAAATGCGGCCTACATTTTGGCACAAGGTGCGTATGATACCGCTAATGCAGGTGTTACAGCTGCGTTCGCATACATTCAGGCAAATGCATCATTCTTAAAGGCAAATTCTGCATACGAATCACAAAACGTAACAGGAACATATGCTAACTCAGCATATACACAGGCAAATACCGCAACTTCTAATGCTGCTGGTGCCTCATTATACGCAAATGGTGCTTTCATACAAGCTAATGCTGCATACAATAGCCAGAATACTACTGGTGTATACGCTAATGCAGCATACACACAGGCAAATGCAGGTACAGTTTTAGCACAGGCAGCATTTGCCTTTGCAAATAATATTGCGATTGGTTCTAACTTCCTAACCACACTTGCATATAAAGTGGATAGTTTTGTTGGTAATGGTACTACAACAAGTTTTGTTCTTGCTGATGCTCCAGTTGGTGCAAACAATATCAGTATCAACTATAACGGTGCAACAGTATTAAAGAGTGACTTTACTCTTGTAAACAAGACAGTAACATTCTCTAGTCCACCAGCAAACAACGCTAAGATAGAAATTACTACTGCTGTACCATTGGTGAATGAAAGTTATTTCAGTAACTCTACCATTTCTATACAATTTGCCAACGACAATTCCAACTCTGCATACATTCATGCTAATGCTGCATATACACAGGCAAACTCTACAATTGGTGCAGCTGCAGGTCCATCGTTGTATGCAAATGGTGCCTTCATACAAGCTAATGCTGCATATACACAAGCCAATACTGCAACTACTAATGCATTGGCTGGTAGTTCTTATGCAAACTCTGCATTTGCTAAAGCTAATACGGCTGCAAATGATGGTGCAGGTGCTTCTCTGTATGCCAACGGTGCTTTTGTTCAGGCAAATGCGGCATACTCTAGTCAAAATACTACTGGCACATACGCCAATTCGGCATTCACACAGGCAAATACTGGTGTAACTAATTCTGCGATTGCTGACAGTAAAGCTGTCACAGCAGGTTCATATGCAAACTCATCATTTGCTGTTGCTAACTCTGCATCACTATATGCCAACGGTGCATTTATAAAAGCCAACTCGGCATATGCAGCAGTCAATGCAATCACAACATCTATACAATCAGCTAACGTTGTTGCATCTAGTGTATATACAGGCAACTTATTTGTTACTGGTTGGACAACACTAACAGAAACAACAGAACTGTTGACAACAAAAACTGGTGGTACAGGAACAGTTGTACACGACTTGAATGATGGTACAATTTTCTACCACAGTTCTATTGCAGCGAACATGACTGCAAACTTCACAAACGTACCAACAACAAACGAAAGAACCACTTCTGTCGCTTTGATTTTGGAACAAGGAGCTTCACCATTCCATGCAAGTGTTGTGCAAATTGATGGTACTCCACAAACAATTAAATGGTTGAACAACCAAACACCAACATTATATCCTAACAAAACACAAATAGAAACATTCACATTGATTAGAGTTGGTAACGCATGGGTCGTTACTGGTCAAATGGCTACTTATGGTTAATTATGGAAAGAATAAGTTCAATATTTTCACCCACTATTGTTGCAGCTTCTATACAGAAAGCATTTGAATATCCAATTGTTGGCGAAGAAATAGTTACTGCTCCTGGTTTATATTACTGGACATGTCCAGAAGGTGTGTATTCCGTTTCTGTTGTTTGTATTGGTGGTGGCGGTGGTGGTTATGGTGGTGCAACGAACTCTGCAACAGGTGGAGGTGGTGGTGCATTAGCATACAAAAATACCTTTCCTGTTATTCCCGGAGTAGATTACTACTTACAAGTTGGTGCTGGTGGTTATACATCAAGTACTGGTACACGTATGTTAGCATCCAACAGTTGGTTTAGTAGTGAAAGTGATGTGTTTGCTGAAAGAGGACAATTCGGAAGAACTGCCACAGGCACATCAACAGTTCAGGGTATACCACAAGGCGGATTTGGTGGTCAAATTTATATTGGTGATGGCGGTGGACCAGGAGGAAACTCAGGCACACCATCGACTGCATCTACATTCACTGGTGGTTTAGGTGGCGGTGGTGCAGGTGGTTACTCTGGTGCTGGTGGTAATGGTGGTACAGCAAACGCTACAATAGGTAGTAGTGGTACAGCAGGTTCTGGTGGCGGTGGAGGTGGAGGTGCAGGTGCTGCGTCAGTTGGTGGTGGTGCAGGCGGTGGTGTTGGTGTATATGGTCAAGGAACATCAGGTGCTGCGGGTATAGGTGGATTGGGCGGAAATGATCCACTAAGAGCTGGTCAACCAGGTTCAAATGGTCTACCTATGGTTGCTAACACAGTAGGCACAACAATTTATAACATTGGTGGTGCTTATGGTGGTGGTGGAGGCGGCGGCCAAACATATCATGGTAGAGGTGCCAATGGTGCAATTCGTATTATATGGCCAGGAGATTTTAGAACATTTCCTTCACAGAATTTACAATCACATTCTGTGACACAGAATTATCAATATGCAAATTTGCAAATGGGTTATGCTGTATCCTTACAACCAGTTTCCATTTCAGGAAATATCGGTCCGGTAACATACTCAATCACACCATCCATACCAGCAAACACCAACATAACATTCAACTCAAGCACAGGTATACTTTCTGGTAATGCAACAAATGGTTATACAGAAACAGTACACACAATATCAACAGTAGATTCTGTTGGACAATCATCATCAAACACATTAATAATTTCTATTGGTGCACCATCAAACCAAATTGTTTTTGCTGGTAATCCTGGTGGAACACAATACAGTACATTACAAACAACATGGACTGTTCCTGCAAACGTATATTCTATTAGTATGATAACAGTTGGTTGTGGTGGTAGTACATTAATTGAAGCTAACGGATATTCTTCTGTATCTGGCGCAGGTGGCGGCGGCACAGCTTTTGTAAATAATTATAAAGTTGCACCAGGACAAGTATTGGATATTTACATTGATAAACCAAAAATTGGTTATAATGAGGTGTCACAGGGAACAAGTATTAGTTATAATGGCACAACAATATGTAAGGCGAGTTCAGGTTCAAATCCGAGTTCCTATTATACAGGATCTGGTGTAGGTGGAACGTTTCAAGTTGGTGAATATGGATACACCGGTGGTTCAGGTGGAACATCAACAACAGGACCTTATAAAGCTGGTGGAGGAGGAACCGCAGGGTATGCGGGTAATGGCGGTGCTGGCGGCACACCACTAACAGGCGGCAGTAGCGCAGCGACCGGCAGCGGTGGCGGTGGCGGCGGTGCACCATCAAACGTTACGACCGCAGCTGGTCTTGGCGGTGGGGGCGGAGGCATTGGTTTACAAGGTAAAGGTGCAAACGGAGGTGGATCAAGTTATATAGCTGGTACAAACGCTGCGATGCACGGAAGAAATGGTTCTTACAGGGGTGATATCGTACAACTTGAAAGTACAAACCTTGGTGGTGATTATGGTGGTGGTGCCGGTGGTGCTCTTTACAGCAGTTTGAATTCTGGAACTTACGGTGGTCCAGGCGCTATTAGAATTATGTGGCCCGGAACTTTAAGAAGATATGATGCAAACACTCGTACAGAAGATACTAAACCATTAGGTCAAGTAGAGTTTACAACATACGGAACATACACATGGACATGTCCTGAAGGTGTATATTCTGTTTCTGCTGTTTGTATTGGTGCTGGTGGCACCGCATCATCTAGTCAATTTGGTGTTGTTGCACCATATGCCGGTGGCGGTGGTGGCCTCGGTTACAAGAATAACATTCCTGTTGTTCCAGGTCAATCATACACAATTCAAGTCGGCAGGCGTGGTGAATGGGTTGCAAACAGTTATCCTTTAGCCAGCACAAATTCATGGTTTATGTCAGCAACAACTGTTGCGGGTATTGCAGGTGGTGCTGCTGGCGGAACTCTATGTCGTATTGGTGGTTCTTATATTGGTGATGGTGGAGGCAACGGTGGCAATGGTGGTATTGGTACCGCTGGACAAGGTGGTGCTGGCGGCGGCGGTGCAGGTGGTTATTCTGGCACAGGCGGAGCAGGCGGAACATCCGGTTCATCATCAGGTACCAATGGCTCTGGCGGTGGCGGTGGCGGTGGTGCTGGTTATTTTGGTGGCAACGCACTACGAAATATTGGCGGCAACGGTGGTGGAACTGGATTACAAGGTCAAGGCACTAATGGTGTTGGTGGATCAGGTTTCACTACAAGCGGAACTTCACCCAACATATATTATTATGCAAACAATGCTACCGCTGGTTCGGGTGGAGTAGGTAAATCATATGGTGGTGGTGGTAATTCATATGCTGGTTATGGCGGTGATGGCGCAGTTAGATTAATTTGGCCAGGTGACCAAAGACAGTTCCCAGCAACCAGAACAGCTGATGAATTTTAACTAAATATTAGATAACTATAAGAACAGATAAATGTCAATCACCCAATTACAACCGTTTAACTTAGATAGCACCAAAGACTATTCATTAGCAAACGTTAGTGCTAATAATATTGTTGCAACAGGAAACATTTTGTTCTCTGGTGCAAATGTTTCTTTGGGTTCTATTGCTAACGTACACATTACTGGTGGTAGTTCAGGTCAAATACTACAAACAGATGGTGCAGGCAATTTAACATTTGTTAATAATACATCCGATACATCAACATCTGCTGCAGCATATGCCAATGGTGCATTTGTTCAGGCTAATGGTGCATTTATCAAAGCAAACACAGCAACTTCTGATGCAGCTGGTGCTTCACTATACGCCAACGGTGCGTTCATACAAGCTAATGCTGCATATTCTAGTCAGAACGTAACTGGTGCATATGCCAATAATGCATATGCACAGGCTAATACAGCAACATCTGATGCAGCTGGTGCTTCTTTGTATGCCAACGGTGCATTTATTGCAGCCAATACCAATGCAACCAACATCACTGCATTGCAGGGTGTAAATCTTACACAAAATACAAACATAACTGTTGCAAATACCAATGCAATTGCAGCTGGTTCATATGCAAATTCTTCTTTCATACATGCCAATGCGGCATTTGAATTCGCAAATGCACTATCAGGTGGTACCGCAACAGACGGATTGGCTAGAGCAACTGCATCTGCTGCACTAACGGCAGCTAATGCGGCCTACAATCAAGCCAATACAGCCACAACCAATGCCGCAACAGCAGATTCCAAAGCTTTAAGTGCAGGTAGTTATGCCAACTCCGCTTTTAGTGTTGCAAATACTGCCGCAGTAAATGCACTATCGGCAGGTTCATATGCCAATGCAGCCTTTATTGCTGCAAACAATGCAGGTTCAAGTACAACAGTTGTTGCCGCTTTCATACAAGCAAACTCAGCATTTACAAAAGCAAATGATGCGTGGACATTGGCAAACACCGCAAACAACACCGCAACAGGTGCAGATGGTAAAGCCGTTGTATCAGGATCATATGCCAACTCAGCATACATTCACGCAAATGCCGCATTTGCCTTTGCAAATACAATTGTAAGTGATACACAAATTGATCCTTTTGCAAGACAACATGCAAATGATGCCTTCTTGCAGGCAAATGCATCATATACACAGGCAAACACAGCTACAACCAACGCAGAAACGGCAGATAGTAAGGCGGTAACAGCTGGTTCATACGCCAACTCTGCATATTTACAGGCCAATACAGCCACAAGTAATGCAGCAACAGCAGACGGTAAGGCTGTTACTGCTGGTCAATATGCCAATTCAGCATACACTCAGGCAAATACAGCTACAACCAACGCAGCAACAGCCGATTCTAAAGCAGTAAGTGCAGGCACATATGCTAACGGCGCATTTATACAAGCCAATAGTGCAATAACAAATGCTTTGGCAGCAAGCACATATGCCAACGGTGCTTTCTTACAAGCAAACACAGCTACAACTAATGCATCTGTGGCTGATTCTAAAGCAACTTCTGCTGGTGTATATGCCAATGGTGCTTTCTTACAAGCCAATACTGCGGTAACAAATGCAGCGACTGCGGATAGTAAAGCGGTATCAGCTGGTTCTTATGCCAACTCAGCATACACTCAGGCAAATACATCTACGACAAATGCATTGGCAGCAAGTACATATGCCAACGGTGCATTTATACAAGCAAACACATCAATCAGTAATGCGGCTGGTGCATCTTTGTATGCAAATGCTGCATTTGCAACTGCAAATAGTAAGGTATATACCTTCTACCAAAATACTGCACCAACTACCGCAAATTCATACGACCAATGGGTGAATAGTGATAATGGTATCAAGTATCAAAATCTAAATGGATCGCCTCCATTGTGGGTGGAATTGGGTCCAACAACTGTTACAACAGAATCACCTGTTGCACAAGGTGCATATGACAAGGCAAATATAGCATCATCACAGGCAGTAACAGCTGGTTCTTATGCTAACTCAGCATATGGTGTGGCAAACTCAGGTGCATTGTATGCCAACTCCGCTTTCACAAAGGCAAATGCAGCATTCACTTATGCAAATACATCAATAACTACATCAGGTGGTTCAATTACTGGTCGTTTGAACGTAACATTTACACCTGTAACAACTCAAAACGTTGCGACAGTTATCACCGCTGCGAACACTAAAGGTGGCGCAGGTTATGCAGACGTAATCCAAATAACCAATTCATCTGGTGGTGCAACAAATATAAACAAATACATTCGTTTAGGTCCTACCGGAACACTTGAAATTATTAATAGTGGTTATACAGGTATGCCATTTGTTTTGACTGATAGTGGTGACTTAACTGTTAGTGGTAATGTGTTTGCAAGCGGTGCAAAATCAGGATATTCTTCTGGTCGACCTGGTTTCCGTGTATATGGTTCTGGCACATCATCACATGGCACCGGAGTCAATACTGGAGGTTACTTAAATAGTAATCAATGGACAGTAGATTTTAATCAAGGATCATACCTAAATGGTACAACAGGTGTATTTACTGCACCTGTTGCTGGTTTATATCAAGTTAACGTAGTAGCTCGTAATGCAGGTAACACAGGTTCTATTAGTCAAATAGTCGTAATAAAAAATGCAACAGGTGGTAACGGAAATGGTGGAACAATTGTTGTGATGATTGAATTTGCTGCAAGTTCTACGATGAATCACACTGGTGGTGGTACTTGTTTACAATTGGCTGCTGGTGATACACTCGTCTTAAAGGTGGCAGCAGGCACCATTCAATTTGACAGCAACGACAACTGGTCAGTAGCATACATAGGTTAAAGAGAAAACAATAATGGCATTAAATTTTCCAGTATCACCGTCATTAAATCAGACATACACTTCAGGTTCAAAAACTTGGAAGTGGAATGGTTCTGCATGGGACCTTCTTGTTGTAACTGGTACAAACACAGACGATACTGCTAGACAAGCAGCATACGATGCAGCCAATAATGCAACAGCAGCATATTCACAGGCCAATACTGCCACATCAAATGCAGCTGGTGCCAGTTTATATGCAAATGGTGCCTTCGTACAGGCCAACACAGCTGCAACTAATGCGTCATCAGCAGGTTCATATGCTAATGCGGCATTCACACAAGCAAATTCTGCATACGCATATGCGAATACATTGGCTGGTGGTGCATCAGCACAATATGCTTTTACACAGGCAAATGCAGCCTTTGAACAAGCGAACAATGTAACTGCGGCTTCATTGTATGCCAATGGTGCATTTATACAAGCAAATGCAGTTTACACATTAGCAAATACAACTCTACTGCGTACTGATGCTGCATTTATACAAGCTAATGCAGCATTTACAGCAGCAAACATTGGTAAAACATTTGTACAAAGTGGTGGTACAATCAATGGTTCTGTTACCATTTCACAAGATTTGAGTGTTTCTGGTAATATTACTTTTGGTGGTAACTCAACAAGTATTTCATCAAATACACTATCATTATCAGACCCGTTAATATATCTAGCAAACGGAAATTCAGGCAATACATCAGATATTGGTCTTGTTGGTGCATTTGTTCAAGGTAGATATCAACACACTGGTGTTGTTCGTGACCATTTAGATGGCCGTTGGAAATTTTTCAGCAACGTTGTTGCGGAACCATCAACTACAATAGATTTTGCAAACGCACAATATGACATTATTAAATCTGGTGGACTTGAGACTGTTGGTTCAATAAACATTGGTACTGTTGCCTTCGTTGGATCCAATACAGGTAGTGCCTTAGGTGGTGCAACCAATCCAATTATCGGTTCATTAGGCAATTCGACAGGATATATCCAATCTTATATCTACAATACCGCAAACGGCACATCATCTTCTGCTGATTTGGTGGCATATCCAAATAACGGAACAGATGTGTCTGGTTGGATTGACATGGGTATTACGTCCAACAACTTTACGGATGCAACATTTAATGTAACAGGACGTAATGAAGGTTATGTATTCATGTCAGCACCAACAGGTACTGGCACATCTGGTAACTTAATTCTGGCTACAGATTCAACTGGTGTTCATAATGCAGTTGAAATCTACACTGGTGGTTTTGGTCAGGGTAAAACAAATCCTGCGTTGTTGATTAATAATAACAAAATTAAAACAACCAAACCTATTGCGTTTGTTGATAACACTTTACAAAATACAGCTGCTGCACCATATGGATTAACAAATGCAAGTTTCACACAAGCAAACTCTGCGTATGATGTTGCAAACTCTGCGGCTTCATATGCTAATGCTGCGTTTGCTAAAGCGAATGCTGCATCCGGTTCTGCAACATCAGGTTACACCGCAAACAATATTATTGTTGCAAACACTGGTGGTTATCTAAGTGGCACTTCAAACTTACAATTCTTACAATCCAACAACAGTTTAATTGTAACAGGTAATGTTATTGCGACCAACTTCTTCGGTCCTACATCTTCAAACACAACAATTAGTGCAAATGGTTATACAACAACATTTGACACAACAGGCAGATTAACATTACCTGGTCCAGTAACCTTCTCAGATGCCACAATTCAAACAACTGCATACACAGGTTTTGGTATCGACAACGTTGCAAGATACACCGCAAACTCTGGTGCATTATATGCAAACGGTGCCTTCACACAGGCAAATACTGGTGTAACCAATGCAGCAACAGCAGACAGCAAAGCCGTTTCTGCTGGGTTATATGCTAACTCAGCATATACACAGGCAAATACAGCAACAACAAATGCATTAGCGGCAAGTACATATGCAAATAGTGGTTACACTCAAGCAAATACTGCAACAACTAATGCTCTTGCAGCCAGTTCTTATGCCAACTCAGCATTCTTAGTTGCCAATACCGGTGTAACCAACGCTGCGACAGCAGATTCTAAGGCTGTATCAGCTGGTTCTTATGCCAACTCAGCATATACACAGGCAAATACAGCAACAACAAATGCCGCAACTGCTGATAGTAAGGCTGTTACTGCTGGTTCTTATGCTAACTCAGCATTTGGTGTTGCTAACACAGCAACAAACAATGCAGCTGGTGCATCCTTATACGCCAACGGTGCATTTATACAAGCCAATACTGCTGTTACAAATGCGGCAACTGCTGATGGTAAAGCGGTTACTGCTGGCAATTATGCCAACTCAGCATTCCTTCAAGCCAATACTGGTGTAACTAATGCGGCAACTGCTGATAGTAAGGCTGTTACTGCTGGTTCTTATGCTAACTCAGCATATACTCAGGCAAATACAGCAACCAATAATGCGGCAGGAGTTTCTTTATATGCCAACGCAGCATTTATACAAGCCAATGCGGCCTTTGCTCAAGCAAATGCAGGTGGTGCCGCAGGTACAGACAGTTGGGCAAGAACACAGGCTAATGCTGCTTTCATACAGGCCAATGCTGCTTTTGCTCAAGCAAATACTGGCGGTGGAGCTAGTGCAGGTAATAACACTTTTACAACCAGAAATTACACTGGTGATGGTACAACAGCAAACTACACAGTAACAGCAAACACGAATGTAAACAATGTAATTGTTACCGAAAACGGTGTTGTACAGACACCAACAACAGACTACACAATTACAGGTACAACATTAACATTCACAACCGCACCTGTTAGTGGAGTAAAAATACAAATTAGGGAATTTGGTACCGTAGAAGATACTTTTGCTAGACTTCAAGCAAACAACGCATATACCAAAGCAAACACTGGAACATCACTAGGTAAAGCTATTGCCATGACAATAGTATTCGGAGGATAATTAAATGGCTCAAATGAACGTAGTCAACGTATCGACAATTTATGGCAATACTAATGGTATGGTCGTTTCGACTGTACCCACAGCAATAGTTACTAATCCATCAAACAGCAATTCTGTTTACAAGATAAATAGTCTTGTGGTATCCAATATCTCTGGTACAGGTGCAGCGAGTATTACTGTTGATGTGTATAAAAACCAAGCAACAGCCTATCGTTTATCATACCAAGTATCGGTGGCCGCAAATACATCATTCACACCTATCGACAAAGGTTTGATTATGTATTTACAAGAAAACGATTCAATTAGATTGACTGCAAGTGCAAACAGTTACTTGGAGGCGGTCTGTTCATACGAGGCTATTAGTTAATGTACAATTCTGGTCGCAGAGGTAAAAGAGCAAATGATGGTTATGGTATAATTTCTCAGGCTGATAGGTTTAATCAGACAGAATATCCAATACCAATCGTTACCTCGTTTGCTGTCACAAATGGTTCATATGTGCCACTAGATGACACCGCAGCAAGTACTGCCGGTGGTCAAACAATTGTTGTCTATGGTTCTGGTTTTGCACCAGGAGCAACCGTAATGGTCGGTGGCAGTACAATTGGTGCAGTCACATATCTTGACCAGGGTAGATTAACCTTTACTTCTCCGGCAAATTCTTCTGGTAGTTATACCATTATTGTTATCAATGCCAACGGTGGCACTGGTATTTTGGTACCAGGTTTGGTATATTCTGGTGTTCCAACATGGTCAACATCAGCAGGTTCTGTTGGTTCTGTATATGAAACAACTTCCGTAAGTTCAACATTTGTGGCCACTGGTGATGCACCAATGACATATAGTGTATTGTCTGGTAGTCTACCACCAGGAACATCATTGTCAACAACAGGCGTGTTATCTGGTTCTGCACCAGTAGAATCTGGTTCAACAACATATTCATTTACCATCCGTGCAACTGATGGACAATTACAAGATACAGACCGTTCTTTCAGTTTGACCGTAAACACAGACGTTATTACTTGGTCATCACCAACAAATAATCAAGTCATTTCTTCATACGAATATGCACCTATTTCTAACGTAACTGCATCAGCAACTTCTGCTGCTGGTTATAGTGTCGTGTATTCATCAAACACAACACCAACTGGTATATCATTAAATGCCACAACTGGTGTTATTTCTGGTACTGCAAACACAGTTGGTAATACATACACACGATTGACTGCAACAGCAAACACAACAGGAAGAAGTGCAATACGTGATGTAGTATTCAATGTGAATCAAGACGTTGTTACATGGAGCACACCAACAGCAGACCAACAATATTCGTTGTCTGGTGGTTCAGCAATGTCACCAGTATCATTGAGTGCAACCAGTGCAGCGGGTTTTGGTGTTCAATATTCCGCAAACGCATTACCATCTGGTGTGTCATTGAGTGGTTCTACAATCTCTGGTACTCCAGATACAGCGCAAACAGTATACACTTTGTTGACTGCAACAGCAAACACAACAAACAGAAGTGCAACAAGAACTATTAGTTGGGTTATTTCTCTTGGTGATATTTACTGGAAAAACACTTCACTTGCATTAAACGCAACACCAACATCTACTCCATTCAATACGGATTTGAGCAACAATAATACAATGTTGACAGTTGTTGGTGATACAAAGCCAAGTAATTTTGATCCATACCAAGAAGGTTATTACAGTACTACTTTTTCAAGTAGCAATTATCTAACAGTAACAAGCCCAAGTATTGCCATGGGTACAGGTGATTTTACAATAGAATTTTGGATGTATTTCACTGGTACTGATGGTACCAGATATGAATTAATAGATACCGGAACCAGCACGATTGTATTGTATCGTTATTCTAACAACGCTTTAAGTTATTTCTTTAACGGTGCCGATAGAATATCATTAAGTGGATTCACGGCTGCTGCGTATGGCAATCGTTGGTTACATTTTGCAATCTCTCGTGTTAGTGGCAGCACTAAAATGTTTATCAATGGATCTCAGGTCGGATCAACATATACCGATACCAATTCATTCACTTTAACTAGCATGATAATTGGTTACAGTCCTGGTGCAGGATCATATTGGGCTGGTCAAGTAAGCAATTTCAGAATTTTGGCAGGCACTGGTTTATATTCAACCACATTTACACCACCAACAACTCCTTTGACGGCAGTTGCAAATACTGCATTGTTACTTTTCCAGTCAAATAGAATTATAGATAAATCTCCAAGAAATTATGCAGTTCCAGTGACTGGTACATTACCAATTTCACAATCACATCCATTCAACACTCCAACTACTGTGGCATACAATACACAGTATAGTACATATTTTGATGGTACTGGTGATTATTTGTCTCTTTCCAGCAATACAGCTTTTGCATTGAGTGGTGATTATACTATTGAGGCGTGGGTTTTTAGAACCGATTCTGGAACACAACGAGCAATTGTTGATTTACGTGGTGGTTCAAACTTAAACGTTCTATTCTATATGAATAGTTCAAATCAATTAGTTGCATTTAATTCCAGTTCTACTTGGATATCAAGCACAGGAACTATTCCATTAAATCAATGGACACACGTTGCTATTTGTAGGTCAGGCACATCAGTAAAATTGTTTATAAATGGTGTTAATGATGGTACAGCCACAAACTCAGACGCAAACGTTAGTGTTGGATCTCCATACATAGGAAGACAAAATGGTTCAACAGGAAACGATTGGTTAGGAAACATTTCAAATGTTCGTATTGTTAAAGGCCAGGCATTATACACCGGTAACTTTACACCAGCAACATCATCGTTAACCATTTCAACAGTTGGTACTTCAGGTGCAAACGTTGCTGCATCAATTAGTGGTACAGTTTCTTTATTAACCTGTCAAAATTCTACAATAATTGATAACTCAACCAATGCATTTACAATCACAAGCAATGGTGATGCACGTCCTGTTGCTATAAGTCCATTTACACAAACAACCGCAAACACAACAGTAACTACTTTGGGTTCAGCATACTTTGATGGTACTGGAGATTATTTATCCGTACCACACAATGCTGTTCATTGGTTGAGTAATTTGGATTTCACGATACAAGCCTGGTTCTACACAACAAAATCGGGCGAACAATCAATATTAAATAAACAATGGCAAGGAACCAGTGCTGCGTATGCTAGTTATAATATTTACATAGAAGCCGGCAACACGTTAAGATTCTTAGCTTCAACAAGCGGTGGCGCTTGGGAGATTGATTCGGGCAGCACCAGTACTGTAATAAAAACTAACACATGGTATCATGTTGCCGTAACCCGTTCAGGTAGCACCTTTAGATTGTTTGTAAATGGTGTTGTTGATAAATCCGTAACAAATTCAGGTACACTATACAATCACCCCGATCCTATGATTATCGGTGCGGCCGGTGCATTAACTGGTTATACTTCGGCATTTCAAGGTTATATCTCAGACATTCAACTAATTAGGGGCACAGCACTATATACATCCAACTTTGTACCACCACAAGCACCACTAACAGCAGTAGCAAACACACAGTTGTTAACATGCCAAACAAATGGTAACCTTAACAATAATCAATTTGTTGATTCATCAAGTTTTAATAACAATGTCACACGTTACGGAAATACCTCAGCAGGTACGTTTAGTCCATACAGTCCAAATGGATGGAGTACCTATTTTAATGGTAGTTCAGATTATCAATATCTACCAACGAATGCTGCATTTGCAATCGGCACAGCCGACTTCACACTTGAAATGTGGGTAATGCCAACAGGTGCAAACTTGTCATGGACCACATTGTTTGCTGGTGTAAACTATGGAGCACAAAGTGATTGGGGTTTATATGGTGGTGATGGTAATGGCAACCCATTATATCCAATGTTTATGTTTACCGGTTCATCAACACAAGGTAATGGAGCAACTCAAACACAAGGCACAGCATCATTAACTGGTTACACAAAGATGACTATCGGTCAATGGAACCATATTGCCGTAAGTAGAGTGAGTGGTACTGCAAGAATGTTCCTAAATGGTACACAAACAGGACCATCAGTTAATGCATCAACCTGGTCTTTGGCCAACACATTATCAAAAGGTATTGGTGGTGGATACAACGGTAACGGCAACACACTATTTACTGGTTACATTTCAAATATTCGTTTATTAAGTGGTACTGGTTTATATTCAGCCAACTTTACACCACCAACAGCGCCATTGACAGCAATAGCAAATACTGTTGTATTGACATGCCAATCAAACAAATTTGAAGAAGTTAGTCGAAATAATTTTACAATAACAAGTGGTGGTGCACCTAAAATACAAGCAATCAGTCCTTTTGGTGGTTCAAGTATTACAAATTATTACTCAACATATTTTAATACCGCAGCCAACTCATTAACATACTCAAATAATGCGGCTGGTCCAACAGGCACAGAAGATTTTACATGGGAAGCATGGTGGTATTTCTTGACACAACCAGGTGGTTCTTTCCCACGTGTGTTTGAATCCACAACAGCCAGTGCATTCCAAATCTATTTCAATGGTTCAACATTAACGATAGGACCAAACGGGGGTTCATCAGTATTGACATATGCATTAACATCGGTTAACCAATGGGTACACTTATGTGTAACTCGTTCCGGTTCAGCAATGAGATTGTTTGTTAATGGTGTATTACGTGCATATAGTGCGTCAGGTGGTACAAACTTTGCATCATCAACAAGTGGTTGGAGAGTTTTATCTGAAGGTGGTTCAGGTCCACACGGATTAATTTCCAACATGCGTGTTGTTAGAGGTTCAGTTGTTCCTGATTATGTAACAAGTTCAACAACAACTGGTACAACAATCTTTATTCCACCAACAAGTCCATTGACTGCGATTGCAAACACAGCATTGTTGGCACACCAAAGTTCAACTCAAATTGATAGTAGTGGAAATGGTAGTACAATTACAACAAACGCAACCAACATTAAAATTTTACCAGTAAGTCCATTTACACCACCTACACCAACAACAGGTTTAACATATTCACCAACATTACATAGTGGTTCTATGTACCTTGATGGTACATCAGACTACTTAACTGTTGCATCAAACCCTGCATACACAACTTTACCGGCAAGTGGAAACTTTACAATCGAAGGTTGGTTCTATTTTACTGATTTGAGTATTGCACAACAATTACTTTTCACTCAACGAAATAGTGGTGCACAATATTGTCCTTATCTAATCTGGACAAGCACCTCTAGCATTCTATTATATGTAAGTTCAAACAATGGTTCGTGGGATATTGTCAATAGTGCTACATTAGCATCCGGTTTAGTGGCCAACCAATGGTATCATTTTGCATACACCAGAAACGGCAGCACATTTAGATTCTTTGTGAATGGTGTACAAACATATACATTTACAAGTTCAGCAGCATTCACAAACACAAACACATACAACATAGGTATGTCTCCTGGTGAAACTAATACCGCTTTCAAAGGTTACATTAGTGACCACAGATTTATTAATGGTGTTTCATTATATAATGCAAACTTTGTACCACCAACTGCACCAGCCACACCGGTTGTTTATTCTAACAACTCAACTGCAATTGCAAATACTGCATACGCAGCAATTTTGGTGAGTGGTACAAGTGGTGGCATTATTGATGCACACGGTACCAACATCTTAGAAACTGTTGGTGATACTAAGCTTGCACCAGAATCTCCGTTTGAAGGTAGTTATTATAGTAATTACTTTGATGGTACTGGGGATTATTTAACTGTACCAAACAACTCTGGATTGTATTTTACTGATGCTGGTAATCATACTTTTGAATGTTGGGTTAATGTTTCAAGTTTTGCTACAACACAAGGTATCATATGGAACCGTTCAGGATCAGCCGGATGGAGTTTGGTTATTCAGGTTACCACTGGTTATCCATATTTTGTATTGTATACGCCTACAGCAGTAACAATTACAAGTTCAATCGCACTTACACTTAATGCTTGGAATCATATTGCTTTGGTTAGGTCAAGTTCTGTTATTACAATGTATCTGAATGGGGTAAACGTAGGTACTGTTTCCAATGCTAGCGGCGTTAATGAAAATACGCAAGTAATTAATATTGGGTCTCAACCTAATGGTGGCAATCCATTATTAGGTTATATATCAAATGTTAGATTTGTTAAAGGTACAGCAGTTTACACATCAAACTTTACACCTCCAACTGCACCCCTCACAGCAATATCAGGAACAAGTTTATTGACATGTCAATCAAATAAATTTGTTGATAATAGTTCTAATGCATTTACTATAACCAAAAACGGTGATGCCGCAGTTAAAACATTTAACCCGTTCAAACTTAATACTGGTCAATCAATTTACTTTGATGGCACAGGTGACTCATTATTTCAAGCAGCAAGTCCAAATTATACATTTGGTACAGGTGATTTTACGATTGAATTTTGGATTAACTTCACAAGCACAACCAATAGACAAGATATTCTATGGATTTCTACTGCGGGTGCTGCAACAGATAGACTTGGTATCTCATGGAACCTAACTGCTGGTAATTTGACATATTATATTTCACCGACTGTAGGTAATGCTATTAATGCAGCATGGACACCAACCACTGGACAATGGTACCATATTGCATTGTGTAGATCCTCAGGTAACACAAAATTGTTTATCAACGGTACTCAAAGTGGATCAACATATACAGATTCAAGAAATTATAATTCACAATATGCACTTTATGTCGGACAAGACAGTACAGGTCTAACGTCAATGTTTAACGGTTATCTGAGAGACCTAAGAATCACCAGATATGCACGTTATACATCTAACAACCAGGTTAACTTGACATCCACTTTTGAAGTCAAATAAATAGTTAAAAAAGAAGTAATATGACTACCAAATTACAACCGACAAACCTTGACCAGACATTAAATTATTCAGTAAACAAAATAATTGTTTCTGGGGTGGATGTACTCAATTATGCACAGTCAGCATTTGCACAGGCAAATACTGGTGCAGTTGCAAATACTTTTGTGCAAGTTGGTTTCCCTATGTCGATGGGTATGATAACCGATGCAACAACGGGTGGCCTAGGTGGTGAACAACTTATCCAAATCTGGGACAACAGAACAACATTACCAACACACCTAATTTTTGCAAACAATACGATACAACTTGATGCAGGATATTTAACATAAATACATCTATTAAGGAATAGAAATGCCTACACAATTACAATTTAGAAGAGGTACTACAGCACAGACTGCAACTTTTACCGGCGCAACGGCAGAAGTTACTGTTGACACAGATAAAAAGGTTGTTGTAGTGCATGACGGTACCACACCAGGTGGAACAGCATTGGCAACAGAAAACTTTGCCAAGGCCACGGCCAATACCGCAAATACCGCATATACAAACACGTTTTTATTAATGGGAGCTTAAACCATGCCATCGGTCTTAAAAATCTTGGGTCAATCTAACCCAGCACCAGCTACTGCTACTACATTGTATACAGTACCTGCAGCAAATAGTACAGTAATTTCCACAATCACAGTTGCAAATTTGGGTGCGGCAGGTGCTTCTTTTAGAATCGCTTGCAGACCAGCAGGTGCATCATTGGCAAACTCACACTATATTGCCTATGATACAGGTATGGCACCAAACGACACGGTTGGTTTAACATTGGGTATTACGTTGGCTGCAACTGACGTTATTACTGTTTCCGCAAATACAGGTAACGTTAACTTTACTGCATTCGGTACGGAGAATTACTAATGGCTATTAAGAAATCCTCTAATATTGGATTTGCAAATAGGTCTATAATGTATGTTCCTCCTGTTGGAACTGGAGCTCCAGTTGAAGTTGGTTTAACGGCTACTGGTGGAAACGTAACAACATATTCAACCAGCACAGGTGGCACTTATAGAGTACACACATTTACTACTTCAGGCACATTCACCATTTCATCACTAGGTACAACATTTAGTAATGTTTCTATCTTAGTTGTTTCCGGTGGTGGCGGAGCACATTCAACAGCATCAGGTGGCGCTGGAGGTGAAATTAGATTTTATGGTAGAGCTGCCGATGTTAAAGGATTTACACCACATGGAGCCGAAATCACTAATATGACAGCGAGTTCATATACTGTTACTGTTGGTGCGGGTTCAACTGCTACAACGGCGGCGATGACTGTTGCTAGTGCATCATCTATATCAGGCACAAATGTATCTATTACTGCTCCAGCCGCAACATTTGATGGTAGTGTAACGTCTACAGCTGGTTACTATATTAGTGCCCTTGGCATTAATGCTGTACCTAAAAATACTTTAGGTTTCTTTGGCGGCGGATCATATAATGTATCACCATCCAACGTCATGGATGGTGCAAGTGGTGGAGGGCCAGGTTACGGCGGCGGCGGATCCGTGCATGGTGGCGGAAAAATATCATCGTGGGAGAACAGCACCGGCGGCGGAAATGGCGGGCCTGGTTGTTTAGTTAATATGGGATATGATCCATTAATACCCTTCTCGTTTGCTGGCGGAGGCGCCGGCGGCCAAAGAGGAGGATATGGGTACAACAACTCTAACTTCAAAGCATGGGCAATGCCTGGTTCCGGCGGAGATTCTGGTTATCCAGGAATCGCAAATAGTGGCGGCGGCGGCGGCGGTGGCTGGGGTGGAGGAGGTAGTGGAAATAACCAGAATGGCGGCAGCGGCATCGTAATCATTAAATATAGAATATATTGAGATAAAAATGGCACATTTCGCACAAATAGATGAAAACAATATAGTAACACAAGTTCTTGTTATTGAACAGGACGTAATTGACACTGGTCTTTTTGGAGATCCATCATCATTTATTCAAACAAGTTATAACACACAAGGTGGTGTTCACGTTTTGGGTGGAACACCACTAAGAAAAAACTTTGCTAGTATTGGATATACATACGATTCTGTAAGGGACGCTTTCATACCACCAAAACAATATAATAGTTGGGTATTAAATGAAGATACTTGCCAATGGGAGGCACCAACACCAATGCCAAATGATGGTAAAGTTTATGTTTGGGATGAAGTAACTGTTTCTTGGAAAGACATGACTTCGGAAGAAGCAACATCAGTAGTAACAATACCTTAAATATTTTTGAAAGATTTATAATATGTCAGCGCATGAACTTGGTTATTTTGGAAACATTTGGGTCAGACAACACGTTTTAGAAAATAAAGGTGATTCTGGCCCAGCACATACACATTATTTCGACCACATTACACTACTGACAAAAGGTAGTGTAAGTGTCCAGGTTAAAGGACACGAACCAAAGACTTTTAAGGCACCAACTTTTATTGTTATTAAAAAAGAACATGAACACCAAATAACTGCCTTGGAAGATGATGTGAATTATTATTGTGTATTTGCATTAAGAAATTTAGATGGTGAAGTGATTGGTGATGTTTATGGAGAAGAACACAATCCAATGTCAGCAATGGATTGTCCACCAGATTACCACGAAAAAGTAAAAAAACTAGAGGATCTTTAAGTATCCAGTTCATACTAAATACCTTATTATAAGGAGTTTTAGTAATGGCCACAATCACAAGTAGAGCCGACTTCAAAAATTATTGCCTGAAACGTCTAGGTTTCCCTGTCATAGATATCAACGTTGATGATGACCAGATAGAGGATCGTATTGACGATGCATTACAATACTGGCACGATTACCATTTTGACGGTCTGCAAAAAGTTTATTACATAAAAAAAGTTACACAAACGGACATTGACAACCGTTACCTAAACTTGGCTGACGCACAAGACCGTGCCAACAATTCATTGGAAATTACTGGTGTCACCAGAATTTTCCCAATTCAAGACTCACAATCTTCAATCAATATGTTTGATTTGAGATACCAATTGCGTCTGAATGAATTGTATGACTTCACATCAGCATCCTATATCAACTACACTTTAACTCAACAACACCTACGTTCTTTGGAACTGATGTTCACAGGTGAAGTTCCGATTCGCTTCAACCGTCACATGCAACGTCTAATGATTGATTGGGCATGGGGACAATCTGAGGCACCAATTGGTACCACAATCGTTGCAGAATGTTATGCAACTTTGGATCCAGAAACATATGGCAAAGTATGGAACGACCGTTGGTTGAAAGAATATGCAACAGCACTCATCAAGAAACAATGGGGTTCTAACCTTAAAAAGTTCTCTGGTGTCCAATTGCCTGGTGGTGTTACATTAAATGGTGACACAATCTTCAAAGAAGCGGAAGAAGAAAAACGAGCATTAGAAGCCGACATGGAAAAGAACTATGGTGGTATGCTAGAATTCTACATGAACTAACATGGCAACATCCGTTTACTTCAATAATTATAACGCACTCAATGAACAAAGAGTCGTTGAGGACCTAATCGTAGAATCCATTAAGATTATGGGTTTTGATGCGTTCTATTTGCCAAATGATAATGACACGGCAAGAGACTTATTGTACGGTGAAGATCCAGTTAAGAAATTTCAATCAGCATTCCCTGTTGAATTCTATCTATCGAGTTCATTGGAGTATAGTGGTGAAAGAGAATTCTTCTCCAAGTTTGGATTGGAAATCAAAAACAACGCCAACGTTATTATATCAAAACGTTCTTTCTCCCAACGTGTACCACAAAATACATTCACACGTCCACGTGAAGGTGACCTAATCTATGTACCATTCCTAAACGGTACTGGTGAATTGTTTGAGATTAAGTTTGTGAACCAAACTAAAGATTTCTTCACATTAGGTCGTAAGATACCATTCTTCTATGAATTAGAAATGGAGAAATTCAAGTATTCACAAGAAGTTATCGACACTGGTGTACCAGATATCGACATGGTTGTGGACAATTCTGCATACACCATCGACATGAGAATGTCAAATGGTGGTACAGGTAACTATGAATACAAAGAAGAAGTGTTCTATTCAACAGACCAAACATTGGCCAACGCAACGGCAGTTGGTACTGTTTCTGAATGGGTTGCAAATACAAAGATTCTATCCATCACAAACATTATGGGTGAATTTACAGCCAACAATTTAGTGATTGGTGCATCAAGCAATGCAAGATACACAATCTCTAGATATGATCCATTGGATGTGGAATTGAATAATGAAAAGTATGATAATTTATACATAGAAGAACAAGCAAATTCTATTATTGATTTTAGTGAGACTAACCCTTTTGGTGACATTTAATGGCAAACGTATTCTATAACCGTATCATCCGTAAGATGGTTGTTGGCTTTGGTAATCTGTTCAATGAGATTACCATGGTAAGATACAATCCAGACCTAAGTGAATCAGAAAGATTCTTGGTACCAATCACATACGCACCAAAAGAACATTATGTGTTGCGTCTTGAAGAAGATTATAATTTGGACAAAAAAGTTCAAATGACTCTACCAAGATTGTCTTTTGAAATGATGGGTATGACATACGATCCATCCAGAAAACAAAACACAAACATCAGAAACTATGCACAGACAGCAACTGGTGTTAAAGGACAATACAACCCTGTACCATACAATTTTGATTTTAACTTGTATCTGTATGTCAGAAACATCGAAGATGGTACACAAGTCATCGAACACATACTACCATACTTCACACCAGATTACACAATCAAATTAAATTTGATACCTGAAATGGGCATCGTCAAAGAAATACCTGTCATATTGAATAGTGCAACACACGATACACAATATGAAGGCAACAGAGAATCTGATCCACGTTTGATTATTTGGACATTAAACTTTACTGTCAAAGGTTTTGTGTATGGTCCAGTTTCAAACACAAACGTGATTACCAATTCCATCACCAACATATTGGAACAAATTACATCAGATGATGTTGTTCGTTTTTCAATGAATCCAAATACAGGCACAGGTGATTACCAACTAGGTGAATTGGTGTATCAGGGTTATAGTGCAACGAATTCTACTGCATCAGCTAAAGTAACTGGCTGGTCAAACAATAAATTGAGTCTGGTGAACATAGATGGAAACTTCATTTCGTCACAACCAATTTATGGCTATACGACAAATGCAAATTATAAGTTTACATCATATAATGTTCAACCTGCACAAAGAGTTGAAATTAATATTGTGCCAGATCCATTAAATGCCAATGCGGCATCACCCTGGACGGCAAATACGAGAATAAGTGGATCTAATTAATATGGATATTTCAGGTGTCAACTTATCTGGTGTAACAATCAGAGACTTACAATCCGAATTCAATATAATTGAAGGCGGTACGATAACATATTACCAAAACTATACAATACACACATTCACCGAAAATACAACACTTACAGTAAAATCATTAGGCAAATCAAATAACAGAATCGAAGTTTTCTTGTTAGGTGGCGGCGGAGGTGGCGGCATGCCTGGATCCGGAGTCGGTATTGCCGGCGGAGGTGGCGGTGGCGGTGGAGCATTCTATAAATCAAATGCAATATTACCTGTTGGTCAACATGATGTTATTATTGGTCAAGGTGGTGTTGGTGGAAATAACGTAACTGATATGAGAACCAATACCGCTGGTGGAAACACACAATTATACAACATGATAGCTCTTGGTGGCGGCGCAGGTGGTACAGCTGGTTTATCATACACATTAGGCGGCGCCAACACATCATATTATGAAAATGCAATGGCTGGAGGCAATGGTGGCGGTGCTCACTCTGGAAGATTAAACACAAACTATACATATCTTGGTGGTTTAGGTTTACAAGATTCTTTCGACTCAACACAACCACAAGCAAATGAATATGGTGGTGGTTATGGTTCTAACCGTGGTGGTGCTGGTTATAGTGAATCAACAAACGCTTGGCGAGTTGCCGGTGGCGGCGCATGTTTTAGTTTTTTAGGTAATGATGGTACAGCTGCATACACAGATGGAAATAAATGGTATGCTGGCAAAGGAGCCGGTGGCAGATATAATTCCAATCCAATAGTAGGTTCAACACATGGAGTATATTCTCCTACATATAATGTTTACTTTCTTGGTGGCGGCGGTGGCGGCGCTGCATATTCCACAGATTCGACAACTAGAGGAATTGGTGGTACCGGAGGTGGCGGCGCCGGCGGTGTTGGTGTAACTCCTCAAACCGCATTATATCCAGGAGTCAACGGCACAAACGGATACGGCGGTGGCGGCGGTGGTGGTACAGGTTATTCTAACGGTGGAGCAAATGCTTCTGCCGGTAATGGTGGTTCCGGTGTTGTCATCATTCGTTACCGTAACAGTTAATAAATAGAAACTATGAATACATTTGACAAAAACATGGAAAAGATATTTGATGTTACACCGGTTGAACCAGTGGAAAAACCATTGGTGCCTGTCGAACCAAAATCTCCAGTAGACAACTTGGATCTAAAACAAGACCTAGTTGATTCTTACGAACAAACAAAATCAAATCTACAAGACCTAATTGATTCAGGTAAAGATGCAATGGAAGAATTGCGTCAGATTGCCAGTGCAGGCCAGCACCCACGTGCCTTTGAAGTTTATGCCACGTTACTAAAGAATATGGTAGACGCAAACAAAGAACTTTTGAATGTACAAAAACAGATGCGTGATATGGATGGAAAGAAGAAAGATGATGGCGGCACCAAGATTGACAAAGCCATTTTTGTTGGTTCTACTGCTGAGTTGAACAAACTCATTAAAGGCAAAGAATGATTGATGATGATGATTATACCTTAGATGCCAAAGACTCTTATAGGGATAACCCTTTATTAAAAAAGGTTGGGGTCAAGGTCGAATGGACCGCAGAAACTATTGAAGAATATAAAAAGTGTGCAAAGGATCCAGTTTACTTTGCGGAGAACTATGTAACGATTGTTAACGTTGACGTAGGTCTGATGAAGTTTAAGATGTGGCCTTTTCAAAGGGACATGATTCGCACATACCATGAAAACAGATTCTCAATCACAAAATGTCCTCGTCAGGTTGGTAAGACTACCACATCAGTTGCATATCTTCTTTGGTTAACACTATTCACAGACCAACAAAACGTGGCTGTTCTGGCCAACAAAGGTTCACTTGCACGTGACATTCTGGGTAAATATCAATTGGCATATGAAAACTTACCTATGTGGTTGCAACAAGGTATTGTGGTATGGAACAAAGGTAACGTTGAACTGGAGAACGGTTCTAAGATTGTTGCGGCATCCACATCTAGTTCTGCGGTTCGTGGAGGTTCTTTCAACCTAGTATTCTTGGACGAATTTGCGTTCGTTCCAAACAACATCGCAGAAGAATTCTTTAACTCTGTTTACCCTGTAATTTCATCTGGTAAAACTTCCAAGATTATTATCGTGTCTACACCAAACGGTATGAACTTGTTCTACAAGTTGTGGATGGATTCTATCAATGGCAAGAACGGTTACAAGAACTTTGAAATTCATTGGTCAATGGTACCCGGTCGTGATGAGGCCTGGAAAGAAGAAACAATCCGCAACACAAGTGAACGTCAGTTTAGACAAGAATTTGAAACAGAGTTTTTGGGTTCATCCAATACTCTGGTATCTGGTTACAAGTTACAGACAATCGCATATCGTGATCCAGTGGTGATACACGACTTGTTAAAGATATATGAACACCCAGTCAAAGAGGCAAACGGTGCCAAATCAGACCACCTATATTGTATCTGTGTTGACGTATCTGAAGGTAAGAACCTAGACTACTCTGCATTCCAGGTTATTGATATATCAGAAACACCATACAAACAGGTCGCAACATATCACAGTTCGTCAATCACACCTATTTTATTCCCAACTGTTATCTACAACGCAGCCAGAATGTATAATGATGCGTATGTATTGGTAGAAATTAACAACAATCCACAGGTGGCAGACTCACTTCACGCCGATTTTGAATATGAGAACTTGTGGAAAGTATACACAGGCAACAAGAAACCACAACAACTGTCGGCAGGTTTTGCCCGTGGTATTCAAATGGGTCTGAAAATGTCACCACAAGTTAAGGCAATTGGTTGTTCAAACCTTAAAACTTTGATTGAAGGTGACAAGTTATTAATTAATGACTTTGATACATACTCAGAGCTTACCACATTTGAACAACAAAAGAATTCTTTTGCGGCAGCTTTAGGTGCCAACGATGACTTGGTTATGTCATTAGTTATTTTTGGTTGGGTATCAACTCAACAATACTTCAAAGAAATTGTAAATCACGATATACGTAAACAAATCCAACTGGAGAATATGAACCAGATGGATGAAGATGTTTTACCAGCACCAATTATTGAGGACGGTCTAGAAACTCCATTTGAAATTATGGGTGGTGACGTATGGGAAGTTGCAAATGGTGGTGAAACGTATGCAGATTTTACAAGAAACATGTTAAACAGGTTGTAAATCCAGCCTTTCATAAATATCTCTATGGTATAGAACTACCAGTAGAACACATAATAATTCAAGGAGAAAAAAATGGCGTTTCAAATCTCTCCAGGCGTAAACGTTTCAGAAGTTGACCAAACAACCGTTGTTCCTTCTGTTCTAACTACAGCTGGCGCATATGCTGGGGCATTTAAGTGGGGCCCAGCAGACACAATTACACAAGTTGACAATGAAATTACACTTGCAAGTCGTTTCGGTAAACCAGATTCTAACACAGCAACATCATTCTTTACTGCTGCCAACTTCTTGGCATATGGTAATAACTTGAATATTGTTCGTGCAGTAGCTTCAACAGCCAGAAATGCAACAGGTTCAACTACTGTTTTAATTAAAAACAAAGACGTATTCGAAGCATCTTACTTAAACCAAAACAATAGTGGTACATATGGTTCGTTTGTTGCACGTTATCCAGGTGCAATAGGTAACTCATTACAAGTTGCAGTATGTGATAACGCAACAGACTTTGCAACATGGACATACAAATCTTATTTCACATCTGCACCAGGTACTTCTGACCAAGCTGACACAGCAGGTGGTTCAGCAGACGAAATGCACATTGTTGTTATTGATGAAAACGGTTTGTTTACTGGTACAGCAGGTACAGTATTGGAAACATATGCATTCGTTTCTAAGGCATCTGACGCAGTTATCAATGGTGTATCAAATTACTGGAAACAAGTAATATTCAATAACTCAAAATACATCTATGCGATTGACCCACCAGACTATTCAACTCAAGTTGTAACATGGGGCCGTCCATCTTCAACCGCATTTACTTCATTGCCAGCTGCAGAATTGATTTCTCTTGCTGGTGGTATTGATGCAACACCTACCGAAGGTAACGTTGAATCTGCATACGATAAGTTTAACAATAAAGAAGTTGTTGATGTATCATTGTTGTTGACCGGTGGTCATGGTGCCAACGTACAAAACTATGTAATCACATCAATTGCTGCATCACGTGCAGACTGTGTGGCATTTGTTTCTCCACCATCTACTGCGGTAGTTAATAACGCTGGTAGCGAAACATCAAGCATCACTTCTTGGTTGACTTCTTTGGGTACAACATCTACATATGCAGTTGCTGATTCTGGTTACAAATACCAGTACGACAAGTACAACAACACATATCGTTGGATTCCATTGAACGCTGACATTGCTGGTCTATGTGTATATACAGACACAGTTCGTGACCCATGGTTCTCACCAGCTGGTCTAAGTCGTGGTCAAATTAAAAATGCCATCAAGTTGGCATGGAACCCAAACAAAACACAACGTGACACATTGTATGCTGCAGGCGTAAACCCTGTTGTATCTTTCCCTGGTCAAGGTATCGTGTTGTTTGGTGACAAGACATTGACAAACAAACCATCTGCATTTGACCGAATCAACGTTCGTAGATTGTTCTTGGTATTGGAAAAATCAATTGCGGCAGCTGCCAAATATTCTATGTTTGAACAAAACGATGAATTCACACGTGCTCAGTTTGTATCTACTGTAACTCCATTCTTGCGTGACGTTCAAGGTCGCCGTGGCATTACAGACTTCAAAGTGGTTTGTGACACAACAAATAACACATCACAAGTTATTGACTCTAACCAGTTTGTTGGTGACATTTATATTAAGCCTTCTCGTTCAGTTAACTACATTCAATTGAACTTTGTTGCTGTTGGTACTGGTGTAGACTTCAATACCATCGTTGGTGTGGCTTAATAAATAAATCATAACTAGGAGATTACAATGGCATTTAACGTAGCAGAATTTAGAGCGAACATGGTTGGAGACGGTGCCCGTCCTAACCTGTTTCAAGTCTCTCTAACATTCCCAGCATTAGTTACAAACGGTGTTGCTGCTAGCCAAAAGGCAACTTTCATGGCTAAAGCTGCACAACTACCAGGTTCAACCGTAGGTATGGTCACAGTACCATACTTTGGTCGTGAACTGAAGTTTGCAGGTAACAGAACTTTCCCAGACTGGACAATTACAATCATCAACGATGAAGATTTCACTATTAGAAATACTATGGAATCTTGGTTGAACGCAATTAACAGTCATGCTGGAAACGTTCGTGACGGCGCAGCAACAAACCCATCCAGTTACTCTGTTGATGCTGAAGTGATTCAGTATGGCAAAGCTGGTAATGAGTTGAAGCGTTACAAGTTTGTGGGTATGTTCCCTCAAGATGTGGCACCAATTGACTTAGATTGGGGTTCAAATGATACTATCGAAGAATTCGCAGTAACATTTGCATATCAATATTGGGAAGCAGAAACAACAACCTAATGACTCTATATAAGGAGGGCTTCGGTCCTCCTTTTATGTTTTCTTGATTTTATTATTACTTAAAAAATATGGCACAAAATAACAAATTTTCACTTTTCGGTTTTACCATTTCTCGTGACGAGAAAGAACAGCAGACTGCTGTTGAAAAGTCGTTTACGCCTCCGACCTCGGAAGATGGCGCATTAACTATACAATCTGCCGCATATTACGGCACATACGTTGACCTAGACGGTACAGCAAAGAATGAGGTAGAACTCATTTCTCGTTACCGTGAAATGGCAATGCAACCAGAAATCGAATCAGCAATAGATGATATAGTTAATGAAGCTATTTGTCAAGATGATGTTGGTACAACCATTCGTATTGTTTTGGATGAGTTGAAACAACCAGAAAAAATTAAGAACGCAATCAAAGCAGAGTTCAATACCATTTTGCGTTTGATGAACTACAATAATATGGCACAAGATATCTTCCGTAGATATTATGTGGATGGTAGAATGTATTACCACGTTATTATTGATAGAGAAAATCCAACAGAAGGTATTAAAGAACTTCGTTACGTTGATCCACGCAAACTTCGTAAAGTTCGTGAAATCAAAAAACAAAAGGATGAAAAAACTGGTGCAGAGGTTATTCTGCCAGTTAATGAATACTACATCTACAACGACAAGGTGACAACCGGTTCTTCATCGAACTACGGACCTGTCGGTGTAAGAATCACCACGGATTCCATCGTTTCGGTGGTTTCTGGACTTATGGATTCACGTAGAGCTGTCGTTCTGAGTTATCTACATAAAGCAATCAAGCCTCTCAACCAATTGCGTATGATTGAGGATGCAACGGTCATTTACCGTATTTCGAGAGCTCCAGAACGCCGCATTTTCTACATTGACGTTGGTAATTTACCAAAGTTGAAAGCAGAACAATACCTACGTGACATTATGGTTAAGTACAAAAACAAGTTGGTATACGATGCCAACACAGGTGAAGTACGTGATGACCGTAAATTCATGTCTATGATGGAAGACTTCTGGTTACCTCGCCGTGAAGGTGGTAAAGGTACAGAAATCACCACTCTACCTGGTGGTCAAAACTTGGGTGAGTTGGAAGATGTTAAGTATTTCCAAAAGAAATTGTATGGTGCGTTGAACGTACCTATCTCCCGTTTGGAACCAAATCAAGGTTTCTCTTTGGGTCGTGTGTCTGAAATCACACGTGACGAATTAAAATTCTCTAAGTTTGTAGATAGAATCCGCAACAAGTTTGCAGAAGTGTTTGACCAGGCTTTGCGTGTACAATGTGTACTGAAAGGTATTTGTACAGCAGAAGAATGGGATTCATTCAAAGAAAACATTTACTACGACTACATCAAAGACAATAACTTCACAGAACTAAAAGAAGCAGAATTGATGCGTGAACGTTTGAGTCTGTTGGCTGAAATCGACCCATATACTGGTCGTTACTTCTCACAAAATTGGATTCAAAAGAACGTGTTGCGTCTTACTGATGACCAAATTGAAGAAATGCAATCCGAAATTGATGCCGAGAAAGAAGAAGGTCTTGGTATACCAGTTGAAGTTACCAACCAAGTTGCACAAGCACAGATGGTTGGCCAAGTGGATGCAGAGAATCAACTTGCAATGGCACAAGCAATGCCGCAAGACCAAGGCGCAGGTTCATCTGGTGGTTCATCAAGTAGTTCAAAGCCTAAACCAAAAACTGAAGATAAGAAAACAGTAAAAGGTGATTTGAGTTTGGAAAATACAACCTTCAGTAAACTGAAGCGTATTCTATAAATATTTTATATGGAGAAAAAATTATGTCAGATATAACAAAAGCAATCGTAGACTATGCAGAAGAAGATAACGCAAAAGATATGCGTGATGCTTTGTATTCTGCCATTCAAGACCGAGTAATGGCACATATTGATGCAAAGAAACAAGAGATTGCACAGAATTTAATTAATCCACAAGTAGACATTGCAACTGAAGTGGATACAGAAGTTGCAGCCGAATAATAGGAAAAACAAATGGCAAACTCATACGATTATCAAGTAATCAAAGATACAACAGAACATACTGTTATTAAATTAACAGCATCTTTTGACGGTTCTGGTCAAGAATCTAACGCAGTTCGTATCCAAGCAAACACACTTTATGGTGCATTGGCAACAAACGGTTATCTTGTTGCTAACAGTCAAGGTGGTGCAGCTAATACAACATTGTCTTACTACGGACTTGCATTGAACCGTTTGTGGTATGATTGTTCAGTTACAGGCGATGTTCAATTAACATGGAACGCAGCAACACCAAAAACACTCATGTTCTTGAATGGTAATGGTGAGTTTGACGGTATGGGCAACTGGACAACTATTCCAAACAACGCAGCAGGAACATCCGGTTGCAAAGGTGATATTGGTGTCGTAACTAGAGGCATGGTTTCTGGTGACAGTTACACAATCGTTATAGAACTACGCAAAGACAATGCTCACTATCAACGTGGTCAGTTCAATGATCCTGCAGCATTCAACTATGCACCATACAACCTACGTCCTTAAGGATAACAAATGAAACTCATTAAAGAAATTACCGAATCGGTAAATTACTTAACAGAAGAAAAAGACGGCAAAAAGACCCTTTACATTGAGGGTCCTTTCCTTGTGTCTGAAGCTGTTAATAAAAACAAACGCATGTATAAAGAAGAAACCATGAGAAAAGAGGTTGCTCGTTATACAGAAGAAGCTATTTCTAAAAATCGTGCCTTTGGTGAACTGGGACATCCAGACACCCCATCTATTAATCTTGACCGTGTATCACACTTAATCGTTGGTCTACGTCAAGAAGGTAATGTTTGGATAGGCAAAGCTAAAATTCTTGAAACACCAATGGGAAACATTGCAAGACAATTAATCGAAGGTGGTGGCCAACTAGGCGTATCATCACGTGGTCTTGGTTCTTTGAAAACTGTTAACGGTGTAAACATAGTTCAAGATGACTTCCATCTTGCCACAGCGGCAGATATTGTAGCAGACCCTTCCGCACCTGGTGCTTTTGTACAAGGTCTAATGGAAGGTAAAGAGTGGATGTTGGTAAATGGTGTATGGACTGAACAAAATTACGAAGAAGCAAGACAAGAAATTCGTCAAGCTTCTCGTCAACAAATTGAAGAAGTAAGTCTACGCATCTTCCAAAACTTCCTGAAAAAACTTTAATTATAAATATCCAATATAAAAATCAAGGAGATTCTCAAAATGGGAAAATTAAATCTGACAGACGCCGCTAAAGCAATTTTGACAGAAGGTTCAAAAGAAAATCTTGAAGCTTCTGTACGTAGTGGCCACAAAGATGCACCAGCTAAGTTGCCTACATCAGTTGCATATGGCACAAAAGATGTTGGTGAAGTTGCAGACGTTGTTGATAAAAAAGATGACGATAAGCCAGACTACACAAAAGGTACACCAACAGCAACACCTCCAGGTGCAACACCACCAGTTGGCGCACAACCTGCAGCTAAGTTGACAGGTCAACCACAAGAAACACAAGGTGCTGCACAAGCAACACCACAAGCAGATGCAACAGACTACGCATCTATCCGTGACCGTGTTAAGGCACGTTTGGCACAACAAACATTCCAATCTAACCCAGGCGCAACATTCCAATCTTACGGTGAAGAAACTGAAGAAGTGGAAGGTGACTTGGTAGAAGAAGAAAAAGAAGGTCACGAAGACGCAGCCGAAGACAAGAAAATGATTAAGGCTATGATGAAGAAACAAAAAGTCAAAGAAGATATGGAAGCTGACGTTTCTGCTCTTCTATCTGGCGAAGAATTGTCAGAAGAATTCAAAGACAAAGCCACTACAATTTTTGAAGCTGCCGTTATCGCACGCTCACAATCTATCGTAGAAGAAATCGAAGAAGCTTTGTTTGAAGAATTCGAAGTTGCAGTTGAACAAGTCAAAGAAGAATTGGCTGTTAAACTAGATGACTACATCAACTACATGGCAGAAGAATGGGTTAAAGACAACCAAATCGCAATCGAAAAAGGTCTACGTGCTGAAATCGTGGAAGACTTTATTGCTGGTCTACACAACTTGTTCAAAGAACACTACATCGAAATCCCAGAAGAAAAAGTGGACGTAGTAGAAGAATTGACAAACAAAGTGGAAGAATTGGAATCTGAATTGAATGAATCTATTCAATCAGCAGTTAACCTACGCAAAGAATTGAACGAACAAAAGAAAAATGAGGCTATACATGCAGTATGTGAAGGCCTAACACAGACACAGGTAGAAAAATTGAAAGCACTTGCAGAAGGTGTTGAGTTTACTACTGATGAAGAATTCGCAGACAAACTGGTAACTATCAGAGAATCTTACTTCTCTACAGCAGTTAAATCAGCAGATACTTCCGCTCTGAATGAAGAAGTGCATATCGAAGATGACAAGAAGGCATCACCTGCTGTCGATCCAATGATTGCACAATATGCTCAAACAATCTCAAAAACTTTGGTAAAATAAATAAAATACCAAAAAAACAGGTACTTACAAGGAGAACTACTAAATGTACTTAACAGAAGAACTACAAAAGAAATGGCAACCAGTTCTGGAACACCCAGAATTAGAAGCGATTAAAGATCCATACAAGAAAGCTGTTACAGCTTTGGTTTTGGAAAACCAACAACAAGCGTTGGCTGAAACAGCTCAACAATTGAACGAAACAACATACAGCGCAGCACCTACAAACGTGACTGGCTCTGGTGTTCAAAACTACGACCCAATCTTGATTAGCTTGGTTCGCCGTGCATTGCCAAACTTGATTGCTTATGACGTTGCTGGCGTTCAGCCAATGACAGGCCCAACAGGTTTGATTTTCGCAATGCGTGCTCGTTACAATGCACAATCTGGTGCTACTGCTAACGCAAACGAAGCATTCTACAACGAAGCTAACACATTGTTCTCAGGTGCTGGTTCATCTGGTAACTTGTACGGTTTCCGTGGTAACAATGCAACAGATATCGTTACAAACACTGGTGCAGACTTGACAGCTAACAGTTTCACAACTGGTATCGGCATGTCTACAAGCACTGCTGAAGGTTTGGGTGCAGACACTTCAACAGGTATGTTCAATCAAATGGCTTTCTCTATCGAGAAGGTAACTGTTACTGCTCAAAGCCGTGCTTTGAAGGCAGAATACTCACTTGAATTGGCACAAGACTTGAAGGCAATCCATGGTTTGGATGCTGAAACAGAATTGTCTAACATTCTGTCAACAGAAATCTTGGCTGAAATCAACCGTGAAGTTATCCGTACAATCTATACTTGCGCTGTTGCTGGTGCTCAGTATGGTGTTACAAACGCTGGTGCTTTCGACTTGGACACAGACTCTAACGGTCGTTGGTCTGTTGAACGTTTCAAAGGTTTGATTTTCCAAAT